TGCCGGAATCCACCCTTGTAATGCTGGTATCGGCGCTGGCCGGAAGAGAACATGTGCTTAAGGCTTATGAGGAAGCGGTGAAGGAGAAGTATCGCTTTTTTTCCTTTGGGGATGCGATGTTCATAGTTGACAACCTATCGAAAAACCCAGAAAGTACGCCGGATAGAGAGAAATAGGGAAGAGAGCCAGACAACCGCTGGCTCTCTTTTTTTGTCACTGAGAGGCGTCAGAATCCTCTTTGTAGAGGAAAGTAACAGTAACGCCATTCAGAAATGTTATGGATTTTACATAGCTGTATTTCATGGTGATATGGTCTATGATGCTATGCACAAAATCGTAGACCACCTTGCCGTCGATGGAAGACATCATTTTACGGTAATTGATGTACTTGCCGCCAGTCAGCTTTTTTTGAAAAGCAAATGCACTTGCCTTTTTCATTAAGTCCTCGTCTGTAAGAATCCGGTCAGGCTTCTCAACAGCAGTCAGTTTGTTCAGACGTTCTGTGGCGGTTGCCAGTTTGTCGTCCAGAATACGCTTCTCAGTAAGATATTCCTGCTGGCTCATTCCAGACTCGTCATAAAGATACAAAGTTTTTAGACGGTCTATTGCCCTTGAAACTTTGTTTACCTCTGATTTTGCCCTTGAAAGTTCAGATTTGCCCTCTATGCTGCGAGGCTTGAGACTCAGCTTACGTCTTCTCGAATTGACGATTGCATCCATCAGTTCTGTAAGAGATTGATCGCTTATGCAGACAACACGGTCAAAGTCTTTGCCATCTAAAAGCAGATTTGACAGGGCTTGCTTATCGGCGATTTCAGAGGCTTTTCGTTGAGTAGTTAACATATTTACAACAAAGTTCAAAACAAAGCTCCCTACGACCACATCGGATGTATGGCGGCACTTTACATCGCCGTCTTTACGCTTCGTGGGGCAGAGGTAAGAGGAAGAGCGAAAACCGTTCGCAAACTTCTTTGTGGTACAGGTCATGGTTGAACCGCAGTAACCACATCGAAGCAGACCTTGAAAAACATGAACGTTTCCGCGATTTTTTGTCATACCCTTCATGTTACGTTTGGCAGCATTTTCATCCAGCATTTTGTTTACCCTGTCAAAGCGGTTCTCATTGATGATTGCTGGATGATGGTCTCGAATGACGACCCATTCGCTTTCGTCTTTGACGGTTTTTTTGAAAGGGTCTTTGTAGTAATTGTACCGATATATGCCGATGTAAAAGGGATTGCGGAGAATAATGTGGGCTGAAACAGGGTTCCACATCCCACCTCGCCTTGTCCGGTAACCATGACGGTTCATTTCAAAGCAGACTTTTGTTAGCGATCTGGTCTGCTCATAGTAGTAATAGATTAGATCAACAGCTTTCGCCTCCTCTGGTTCAGTATAGAACATTTTAAGTTCTTTGCTATAGGTGTAACCATACGGAATGTTGCCGCCGTTCCAGATTCCGTCATTTGCTCTGGAAATCATCACAGCAGCCACACGTTCAGAAGTCATGTTTCGCTCCAATTCTGCAAAGACAAGGATGATTTTCAGCATTGCCTCTCCGATTGCTGTTGAGGTATCAAACTGTTCGTTTTTGCTGACGAAGGTTACGCCCAAGTCGTTTAGTTCAGAATACATCATAGAAAAGTCTAAAAGATTCCGCGAAATACGGTCTATCTTCCAGACAAGAATGTGGGTATAATATCCACTTCGTACCTCGCCCATCATTTCCTGATAAGCTGGTCTGTCAGTATTCTTTGCCGAATATCCGGCATCCTCAAAAATTTTATATTCGGTTGCGCCAAGCACCAGTTCCGCATAAGCAATAAGTTCTTTTCGTTGTACAGGGAGAGATGCTTTGTCAACCTGATAGAGAGTGGAAACACGAATGTAAATCGCAACCACTACCCGTTTGATTTGTTGTATGATGTCTTTCATATTGCCTCCTGTTCAACTGCCACATGACCGCAAGAACCGAGGCATTACAATTATTCCGGCAAAATGTTCTTGATTACAAAGGGCAGATTGCCAAAGTCGGTTTTCATGGGATTAAGTGACAGTAAAGAATTCAATGATATGGATTTCTGATTACCACACTTTTGGTTGAGGGTTGAAGTAGGAATGACGTAAAATTCCCACTGGTCCAGCAGGAGAGGGGTGTCCTCTTTAGTTTTGCTGGCATATACGCAGAAGACGTATACATCGGACTGACGCTTGACTTCATCGTCAAAGGCGGTCTCTGCATCCCATGCCCTTGTAGGACTAATGCTGAACCTGATGTTTGAAATCCGGTCAGCACTCCATGATTGCAGATAAGCAGAAGACTTTACCTCTATTTTTATGCCGGAAGGAGTTTCAAGATCATAAGGAGTCCAGTCCTTCCGGCAGATGTCGGTGTCAAGTTCCAGCGCCGTAGCCACGATAAACTCAGCCAAAGCGCCTCGAAGAGTATTGTTTAACAGGTCAGATGAATTCCAAGCCCAGAAATCGCTAAGCAATTTCCCGATAGGCATATCATCGAAAGTGAAATGTTCATTTCCAGTTAGTCTGTTCATAGATTTTCCTCCATTTTTAATCAGAAAGTACATTGCATAGAAATTTGCATAAAGTTCCTGCATCTGTACCGATTGGTTCATTGTAGGACTTCGGGGAGATACATGCCCATAATAAATATGACCTATCTCATGTAGCACACAGAGTTCTGTCTGCCAGCGGTCCATGTTTTCGTTGTACGCCATCACATATCCATGTTTGCGATAGCTGTAATAGACGAAAGCATATCTGCTGAACAGTTCCATAATCTCTTGAACTGAATAGTCAGTTGCAAGAGCCATGCTGCTGTATGATACACAATATAGGTCATAGTTTAAGTATTCTCGTATGCTTTGATAACTGTCTGACGTTTTTCGTCAGTAGCTTTGCCTGAGGCAGATTGCCCGAAAGCCGCCATTGGCAACTCGGACGCATACTTTCCAAGAACAGCCCAGACAATACGTTTCTCGTCGTTGGTGCTGCACGAGTAGCATCGTAAGAGTTCACTCGCCTCAGATGAATTATCTCCGCAAACGGTTGGATTGTCTGTTATGCCAAGTAAGTAATCCGTAGTGACATTCAGAGCCTTTGCAATCGAAATAACGATGTCAACTTGCGGTGTTCGATCCAAATGAAGATACCTTGAAACGGTAGCCTCAGTTGTATTGGCTCTGATTGCCAAGTCTTTTTGTGAGAGATTACGCTGGCATAGCAGGTCGGACAGTCTTTTCCCGAATTGCATATAATCACCTCGCTTTCATTTTAGAATAAAATTACCGTCCTGTAAACTTTCTTACCAAAATTATAATTTTCTTATTGACAACTTACCAAGCGGTAAGATATGATAAGAATGTGCAAAATAACAGGGAAAGGAGAAGGATGATGAACAGCAGAGAATTAAAAGCACAGCGGGCAAGATGTGGGCTTACCCAGAAGAATATCTCTGAGCGAACCACAATGTCCGAGGCGAAGTATTGCAATAAGGAAAACGGGAAAGAGCCGTTTACCTTACCGGAAGTAGTAGAAATGATTCCGGTTCTCCAACTGGAACACAACCTAAAAGCCATAAGTGTTATTTTTTTTGACGACGGCTTACCAATCGGTAACAGCGATTAGTCCTTACAGTATCAATTTTAGTGCATGAGGAAGGATGGGAACATGGAAAGCGGTTATAGGAACAGTGGAGAGAATATCTATTTTGCCTGTAGAAAAAAGGCAGCAAAGACCAACGAAAGACTATCCAGCAGAGAAAACGCTGCCGAACTGCTCGGCGTGTCTGTATCAACACTGGCAAATTACGAGTTGGGAATTACGAAGTCAGTTCCGGTGGAAATGGTCGTTCTCATGGCGGATTTATACAATGCACCTGAATTGAAGTATATGTACTGCAAGAATGATTGTCCGATTGGAAAATGCCATCCGTACAGCGGAAAAGAGCAGTCACTTGAGAGCATGGTTATCCAGTTGGTAAATAGCTTTGACGATGATCGGATGCGTGACATGAAGAAGAAGCTGCTAAAAATTGCAGAGGATGGCGAAGTCACAGAGGATGAAACGGAGGCGTTTCAGAAAATAGTCGGCGAAATGAGCAAGATGCAGGAGGCAATAACCTCCATCAGAGTTTTGCAGGAGCGAATACTTGGAGGAAAGAAGACGTGGAAAGATTACTTGAATATCTGAGAGAAGAGTTCGGGATTGAGAGCGTTGAAGAGTTTTACCGAGAGTATGACAGCATGAAAGATATAGACATCGGCTTATTCGCATGACGGAAACGAGGAGTCATGATGAAAAAAATAATTGCAATGATGTTACTCATGCTGACGGCGATGCTATCAGCGCCAGCTTGCCTGACTACATCAGAACCGGAAATGACATTAAAAATTGAAAGGATAACGGTTCCAACAGAAAGCGCAGAGCAGGAAAGAAAAGAAAAGGGGTACATCTACTACGAAGTGCCGCAAGAGTATGTAATGAACGGCGGGGAATTTTCGGATGAATTGCAGGAGTTCACTTGGGATTTATGCAAAGAAAGGCAGATATCCTATCCGTTGGTACTTGCACTGATTGAAAAAGAGACCGGATATAGAAATGTTGATCCGAATGGATGTGGCAGTACAGGATATATGCAGATTATTCCAAAGTGGCATAAAGACCGAATGGCAAAGTTTGGGGTAACAGACCTGTTAGAGCCAAAAGGAAATATTACAGTAGGGATAGATTACCTGACGGAACTGTTTGAAAAGTATCAAGAAGTCAATCTGGTATTGATGGCTTACAACATGGGTGAAAGAGGAGCAAAGAAGATGTGGGAAGACGGAATATATTCATCTGACTATGCTGATTACATCATGGAAAGAGAGGCAGAGATCAGCCTTGAAATTTATGGGAGGTAACAGATATGTGTTCTGTATGTTTGCAAAACCAATGCAATTCCAGATGCCCCAATGCACCAGAACCGAAAGCAGTTTATCGGTGTTCTATATGCGGTGGCGGGATTGTTCAGTTGCAGAAATATTTTGAGACAGCTAAAGGTTTTATTTGTGACGAATGTATCGAAGACATGAGCGCAACAGAGTTAATGGAAATGATGGAAGAAAGGATGGAAGTAGCGAATGGATATTGAACTTCCGAAAGTGCCGGAGCTGGAATTCAACGAACAGAGGCACATATATACAATCGGAATAGAGCAACTTCCCAGCGTCACAACGATAATGAGACCGTTGAGCAATACGCTTTACGGAGGAGTTGATGAAGAAGTCCTGAAATTAGCAGCACGGAGAGGAACGGCAGTCCATAATTCGATAGAAAATTATTTGAAGTATGGAGTTGAGGACATTGAGTCGGAGTTCAGCGGCTATTTCATGGGCTTTATTAAGTGGTTCATTCAGGAGAAGCCGGAACCGTTGGGAATGGAAACCAGAATCTATCACAAGTACATGAGATACGCTGGAACAGCAGATTTGCCCTGTATCATCGGAGGGAAGAAAGTAGTTATTGATTATAAGACTTCCAGCGTAGTAAACAAGATGCTTACGGGCGTTCAGTTGGAGGCGTATTCAAAAGCATACGACAGCCACGGATTCCAGTTTGACGAGAAACACATCTTACATTTGCAGAAAGACGGAAATTATCAGGTCGTGAAGTATCAAAGGAACGACATGGAGAGTTGGGAAACATTTAACGCCTGCATGGTTCTTTACAGGCACATCAAAAAATATTCAGCATAGGAGGATTGGAATATGAGTGAAGAAAGTAAGGAAGTAGTAGTAGCACAGGTGGCAACACCGGAAGAGGCAGAAATCAAAGACAACGTAACTAATGTGGAGAGGATGGCGAGCCAGATCACAATTCATTCCGACAAGGACCTCCAGAGCGCGGTTGATTTTGTGAAGACTATCAAAGAGAGCGCAAGCAAGGTTACGGAATTCTTCAAACCGATGAAGGACAACGCATACAAGGCTCATAAGAGTGTGTGTGACAGGGAAAAGAGGATGCTGCAACCTTTACAGGCGGCTGAGAAAGAAGTCAAAACCAAGATCGGCGACTGGACCAGAGAGCAGGAACGTATCAGGCTTGAGAAAGAGGCAGAAATGCGTAGACAGGCAGAGGCAGAGAGCGCAAGGAAATTGGAAGAGGCGGCACGTCTGGATGCAGAAGGTAAAAAGGAAGAGGCAGAGGCGGCTTTACAGGACGCACAGTATACCGAAGAAGCAGCAAAGAATATGATGGTTGCGGCGGCAGCTCCAAAAGCAAGCGGACTCTCTACACAGAAAGCATGGGAGATTACAGGGGTTGATGCCTCGAAGGTTCCGGTGGAAATCAACGGGATTGAAATTCGTCCGGTAGATACCAGCGCGGTAATGAAGATTATCAAGATGTCGAAGGGTAAGGCTGTTATCCCCGGTATCACATACAGGGAAACGACTCAGGTAAGTGTAAGGAGGTAGAACATGGCAGATAAGAAGAATGATTTGATGGTAGTGGAGTATGAGAGCGCTTTTGGTCCGATAAAGCTGACCGCAGAAGATGTAAAAAACTATCTCGTGAGCGGAACTTCTCAGGTTACAGATAAAGAGATCAAGTTATTTATGGAACTTTGCAAGTATCAGCGGTTAAATCCATTTGTGGGAGAAGCGTATCCCATCAAGTTCGGCAGTGAATTTCAGATGGTTGTTGGGTACGAGACATATAAGCGGAGAGCAGAAGAGAACCCGACATACAGAGGAAGAAAGTCAGGCATTGTGGTTGTGCGGTCAGGTCAGGTTATCCAGAAAGAGGGAACATGCCTATATCCTTCAGAGGAACTGATTGGAGGCTGGTGCAGAGTTTTCGTCCAGAGACCGGAGTTCAAAGACGAGATGTATAAGGAAGTGGCGTTGGCAGAATATCAGAAGATGAAAGATGGCAAGCCATCAGCAAATTGGGGCAGTAAGCCAGCAACTATGATTGAAAAGGTTGCTGTTTCTCAGGCATTAAGAGCAGCATTCCCAAGAGATTACGAAGGACTGTATACGGCAGTAGAGTTTGGAGAAGAAGGAAAGCTGACCGAGGAACACGTTGTTCAGTCGGAAGTAGTGGGAGAGGAACAGCAGACGGAAGAAGAAATCTTCATATCGCAGGAACAGAGACAGGCAATGTTCGATAAGGTGGAAGGGTTTTATGGTAAAAAGAAAGTAAATCAAATCGTTAAGTACATCTGCAATCAGTTCGGGCTTGATTCCACAACGAACATGACAGTATCGACTTATGAAGAGGCTATGAAGTTCCTTGACAATGGGATCGAGATCGACAAAAGAAAGCAGCAGGAGAACAAAGAAGAGCAAAAGGCGGAGTGATTAGATGGCGCAGAAAAGGATGTTTACTATGAAAATTGTAGATAGCGATGCTTTCCTTGATATGCCACTCAGTACACAGTGTTTGTATTTCCACCTGAACATGAGGGCAGATGATGATGGATTTGTCGGAAACCCGAAACGTATTCAGAGAACCATAGGGGCAACTGATGATGATTTGAAATTGTTAATTGCCAAGAGGTTTGTGCTGGTCTTTGAGAATGGAGTTATCGTCATAAAGCATTGGAGGATGCACAATACCTTGCAGTCGGATAGATACACACCAACAGCCTATGTAGATGAAAAAGGTATGCTGGGCATGAAGCCGAACAAAGCATACACGTTCAAAGAAGGTGAAGACTCTCCGGCATTGCCGGAAGAGGAACCCGAAAAGTCTCCTGCAAAGAAGTTCTCCCCTCCAACAGTGGAGGAAGTAAGAGCCTATTGCGAACAGAGGGGAAACGGAGTGGATGCAGAGGCTTTTGTGAATTTCTATGAGAGCAAAGGTTGGATGATTGGCAAAAACAAAATGAAGGATTGGAAAGCGGCTGTCAGGACATGGGAAAGAAACAGGGGCAATAAAAGAGGCAATGGGATAGCGAACAGGGTGAGTGAGGTTGATAACTGGTAATGGAGCGAGACGAGTTCAAAATTTTGGTAAAAGCCATGAAAGCGGTATATGCACAGCCTACATTTATTCCAGATCAGGATGCGTTCCAAGTATGGTACGCACTTCTGCAAGACCTGACATACGAACAGGCAAATTTAGCGGTTCAGAAGTATATGATAACCGAGAAATTTCCTCCAACCATAGCAGACATTCGGCAAAAAGCAAATGAAATAGCGCAACCGGATGTAGAAAGCCTCACAGAACTTCAAGCATGGTCTTTGGTAAGAAAGGCAATAAGCAATAGCGGATGTCATGCGGATGAAGAATTTGCGAAATTGCCAGAGGCTTGCAGAATAGCAGTTGGAAGTCCTGCAAATCTAAGGGAATGGGCTTTGATGGATAAGGACGAAGTTGAGACTGTTGAGCAGTCGCACTTTATACGGAATTACAGAGTAGCCCAGAAACGGATGAAAGAAAATGCCATGATACCAATGCACATAAAAACCCTGATCGACAAAATGAAGGATGATTCAGCAGCACTCGCCAAGAAAGATGAACCTATTGCGGAAATTGAGGAAGAAATAAAACCGGAATCAGAGCCTTGTCCTCCACCAGAAAATATCAGGGAAAGGATTAGGGCTCTGCTTGGAGAATAGGAGGGAAAACAGTTTTGATTGAGAAAGTGATAGAGGCTTTGAAAGAAGCAAGAAAACGAAAAGGTCATTCTCTTGCAGATGCGGGGAAAGCACTTGGGAAGAGCGATGATACCGTATCGAATTGGGAAAAAGGCAAGGTAGATTTTAGACTGTCTGACCTGACAGGGATTGCCAAGTATGTAGGCTGCACTGTTCAGGAATTACTCTTCGGAAAACAGCCGGAGAAGAAAGACGACGGAGTGTTCGAGGTAGAAATCTATACCAAAGAAGACCGCCTGAATGTGGCGAAAATTCTGCTGGATAACGGATATGCTGTCAGCACCGGAAAACGGCAGAAGACACCGACAGGAAAACAGGTTATCTACTTCCTGAGAGTCAGCAAGGACCCTAACGCTATCGTTGACGAGGGATAGGGCATGAGCGATGTTCAGATATTTACAGTAATGGGGGAGCCGAAGGGAAAGCAGAGGGCAAAGACGTATCGGCATGGAAATTTCACAAAGACGGTAACGCCGGAGCAGACGGTTGTATATGAGAACCTGATAGCGCTGGAATACCGGAGACAATGCAAGGACTTTCGCTTTGAGGATAAGGAAATGCTGGCAATCACGATAGAAGCCCATTTCAGCATCCCAAAGAGCGTATCGAAGAAGAATAGGGCTTTGATGATTGAAAAGGTGCTGAGACCTGTAAAGAAGCCAGACGGCGACAATATTATCAAGGTCGTATGTGATGCTCTGAATGGTCTGGCATACCATGATGATGCACAGATAGTTGACATGGTTGTAAGAAAATACTATGCGGAATCCCCTAAGTTAGTTATCAGTATCAGGAGGGCAGATTAGATGCAGAGAATGATGGAACAGATTCAGCAGAACCATGAAAGCAGAATGAGGTATCACAGACAGGTCACAATGGAAGAGATTGACATGAATGATCTGAAAGCAATTAAGCGAAAATTGAACTCGTTCCGCATCCGGCTTGAATCAGGAGATTTTGAGAACGCTGTGGAAGAAGCGATTATGAGAGCCAAAGTGAATGAACTCTATGAACGATGCAAAGTAATAGCGCCGGAAGAGGTTGCTGATTATGAAGCGCTTGTTAGGAGCGAAATTAGGCGGAAAGCCAAGAAGGATATTAAGAGAGTAATGCGGCGCAGGAGGTAAACAGATGGATATGAAATGTATACAGCACAGAGACAGGGATTTAGACATGGATGAATTCAAGAAAGTGTCGAAGCCTTTGATTCAGTGGATTCAGGAGAATTGTGATCCGCATAGTGAGGTAATCGTCACTTATGGCGGTGCAAGGCTTGTTAGTGCAGAGATGGGATTTACGGTAGAAGTACCGGATTAAGGAGGAATACGGCATGAACTCAGTAGAACCACAAGTAAAGGAATTGGTTGAGGCGGAATTGCTGGCAGCCAATGTTAAGTTCCCTCCGTTTAATTCGACACATGAGGGCTTTTCAGTTATCCATGAGGAGTTTGATGAACTCATGGAAGAAATTCAGGTAATGAGTGACAGCATAGCGGATATGTGGGGAAAAGTAAAGAAGAACCAGCTTAATCCTACCTGTGTTGACGTCAATTACAATACAGCAGTCAATGCAGCCTGTGAAGCAATCCAGTTAGCGGCTATGTGCCGGAAAATGCTGGACTTCATGGAGAGTAAAGGAAAGGAGGGGAAGGATAATGGGTAAACCTTATGTACCGCAGTATGATTTAAGCAAGTTTGCTGGGGGAGCAGTCCAGCAGGATTTCGACAGGGCAATCGCCGAGGTCTTCGCAAATATGCAGGACCCCAACACTCCGTACAAGCCGAAGCGTTCAGTCACGATTAAGGTAGGCTTTGAGCAGAATGAGCAGAGAGACGATATGAACGTAGAGATCGTGGTAGACAAGAAGCTGGTAAGCAAGTCCAGCATCAACACCAAGATGGCGATTGCGAAGGACCTCAAGAGCGGAAAGATTATTGCGGAGGAGTACGGCAAACAGATCAAGGGGCAGATGTCGCTTGATGATTACACGCAGGAAGAGGAAGAAGCACCCGAACAGGGAGAAGGACAGCAGGAGCAGGACGAAGAAAGAAAAGTAACACCGATGAAGCCTATAAGAAAAGTGATTGGAGGAAATTAAGATGGATGGATTAAAAGAAGCATTGCAGTATGCGGTGGAATTAGATAAGCCGGAAGTTTTGGAGCTGAATGGCAGAACGTACACCAGCAAAGAGGTATACGCAGTAAAGAAAGATATTCTGGCAAGCGGTTTGAAGTGCAGTACACTTGATGCAATATGTCAGTATTTGAACGCCAACATCGACAAGCTGGGCTATGACATGATAGTTCATGTGGAGTCTCCTGTATCAGTAAAGGTTTACAGCCAGCTTAACGGAGACAGGAACAGGGAAAACGTAATCAGCGCAGAGGCAATTTTGCCGGAGTTCTTATTCGGAAGATTCCTCGACAGGGAAGACTTCAACATCCAGATGCAGACAAAGTTCGTGCCGGATACAGAAGATTACGCATCAGTTTTGGCGTATGTCGGAACAGCGGAGCATGGAACGATTGCTCAGTACAGCGATGATGGCGTAAGCCAGAAAGCGGTTGTAAAGACCGGACTGACGCAGAAGGAAGAGTGCCTTATTCCGAATCCGGTAACACTGAGACCTTTCCGCACATTCATTGAGGTTGAGCAGCCGGAAAGCCTGTTCGTATTCAGAATGGCTGATGCAAGAGGGGATGGAGTTCAGGCGGCATTATTCGAGGCAGACGGCAAGGGATGGCGTAACGAAGCTATGAAGAATGTCCAGAATTACCTCGAAGAGAAGCTGAATAAGCTGATTGTTGCTAAGAAGCTGATCGTGATTGCATAAAAGGCGTTCCCTCTGGGGCGAATACAGAGCGAATAACGCAATATACATAAATTTCTATTGTCATATCGTTTAAAATCAATCCAGAGGGAAACCAGAAAGCATTTTGAGAGAACAGGGAAATAAAAAAGCAGCCTCCGGTGGAATCTGGAAACTGCTCTGATGTACGCAATGTCAGTATAGCAGAAAATAATTCAGATTTCAAGGAGGTTATGCTATGAACGGAAACAACAACCCGACGCTCCCGAAAGCGATTCTGGTTCAGATAGTAGAGGTAGCGGCAAGAACGGCAGTTCAGGAAAGTAAACAGATTGATGTGGCTGAGATAGCCAGAGTAGCGGTAGCGGAATATGAACAGGTAGAGTCGAAAAAGCGGAAGGATGTGGAGAAGCGGTTTATCGGATATACCAGAAAGGCACTTGAAGGATTCAGGGCATTGAAAGCATCCATAGCGGATGAAAAGTCGCTGACGATTGATGAAATTGATTATAAGCGGTTTGAGTTCCTGAAGGACCTTATGGACCCCAGAGAGATTCAGGCTACAAGAAAGTTTGACGGAGAAGCAAGGATCAGGATGGAAAATCGGTTCTATGTTAAGAAGATGGAAAGGGCGTTGTCTTATGTAAAAAAGGAAATAGAAGCCAGTGGCAGTGAAGAGATGGAGAGGAAGTACAGGGTAGTTATGGCTATGTATATTGACAAAAAGCGGCTCACTCCGAAGGAGATTGCAGAGAAAGAAAGCATAAACGAGCGTACAGTATACAAAGACGTGACAGCTATCTGCAAAATCCTGTCAATCTATCTGTACGGATTTCAGGCAATTACCTTTTGAAGAAAAGCCGGTCTGCAAAAAATCAAAAAAATATTTGACACCAGTAGCGGGTAAGTTAGAATGACGATAAGAAATAAATTACCAGACGGTAATGCGGAAAGGAGAAGCGGTTATGCAGGCTGTATTAGAAAGTCGGGATATTCAGGATATTGCCAAACAGGTGCAAAGGAGTATGCCGGAAAGTCTTCAACATGATGTAAAGGAAAGAGAAGCGGGCATCATTACCTCATACGAAATTTCCAAGATCACAGGCGAAGCAAATTGCAAAGTGACCGACAGAATACGGAGATTAGTGCCAAGAGGAAGGGATTATTATTACGATACCCTTTTCACAAGCCAGTCAAACTGTCAGTTCAAAGCGCTTGCATTGACAGCAAAAGGACTGGATGTATTCATCAAGAGAATCGAAGGACAGGGCGGAAGATGTACGCAGAAACAGGCGGAGGACATAAAAAAAATCAAGGCGGCAATCGGATTTGAGACGGAAAATGTAAAGCCTGCCAGAAATGAGAAAGAGGAGCGGGTAAAGAAGTTCAGAGAGGCAGTTGATAATCTGGTAATGGCTGATTCCTTCATCAATGTGGTGGAAGACAGATTTATCGGTAGAGACTATGAAAACCTTACCTATCAGGAGAGAGACGATTTTGAAAGGCTGTTCTACTTCATGGCAGATCAGTTGCATAGAAGGATAAGGGAACTGAAAGCCCTTGTCGAGAGTTAGAGGAGAGGGGAGAGAACCCCTCTCATTTAAGTCAGAACATCATGTATAGTCTTTTTGATTTCGTGGAAATGAGCTTTTGCAGGATTGAGCTTCAGGAGCGAATTAAGCGAGATAGTCTTTTGCAAGCCGATTTTTTCATCAAGTATCTTTGTAGGAAGTATGTAAAATATCCACTGGTCCAAATTAAGGGTATCAGCAATTTCCCTGTCCTGACATTCGTGTAGGCAGAAAACGTATACATCAGAATGGCGGATAGAAATACCGTCATACTGCTGGTTCTTAAATGCCTGAGACGGCGCACAGGTAAAAATGATTTTGGAAAGTTTGCTTTGTTCCCATGCCTGTAGGTAAGCGGAACATTTTACCTCAATTTTGATGTTGTCGTCGGTTATCAGATCATATTCACTCCAATCCTCACGAGCAGAAGAGAAACGAATATCCATAGCAGTAGCAATAATGAACTCTGCAAATGCACCACGCAGAGTATTGTTCATTAGATCAGATGAATACCAAGACCAGAAATCAGATAATTTTTTTGAGGGGGGAGTAGAAAGGGAGTAGGAAAAAGTTTCATTTCCAGTCAAAAGTCTTGCACACATAAGAATCCTCCTATCATTCGGTATATTTAGTCTTATTATATCAGACAGGAATTTTTTGCACATATATAGAGGGCAAAAAGTGGGCGTTGACAGGGCAATTACCGAATGGTAAGATGATAGGCAGAAAAACTTTAATGTCACTCCATTAAAAAAAGCGATTTTTGAACGAAACCGTTTGACACCAGACAGCTATCCGATAGAATGAAGATAGGAACAATCTTACCGAAAGGAAAGAAACCTATGGAAAGGAAATCAGATAAAGTCAGGAGATTAGTCAGAGAAGGGCAGTATAAAACAGCCCTCGGAATCGTTAAAGGATTTAGACTTGGAATCACACCGGAACAGTCCTCAGTATTCGTTCTCGCTTATGAGTCTATGGTTCACGAACAGTTCTATCGACAGTTGGGGCAAGATACAAAGCAGAATATCAGCAAAGGTATAGCCCTACTGACTCAGATGTATGGAGGACAGGACAATGGAAAGAAAGATTTACACCAGCAGATTCAGCAATCCTGAATTGAAGACTGGTAAGTACACGGTATGCGGAATAGTGAGAGGGATGCCAAAGTTCCCTCTTGGGTATGCGATTGCTGGAAACATTATCCAGATAGCACCGCCCAGCTACCTGTTCAATGTTTATGACAGAGCGATATTCACACCGAGATATTTTGAGCACATGGATAGACAGAGGTTCGGAGTGATACAGGCGTACTTGAATGAGTATCTGGACAGAGGAAAAAACTTAGTACTGTGCTGCTACGAAGATGTCAGGATTCCTGGCGAGTGGTGTCACAGATTGGTTTTCGCCGAGTGGTACGAGAAACAGACAGGAATTAAGATTGAGGAATTGCAAGACCCATCGGTTCCGAAGATCCCGAAAGGGAAGAAGGAGGCTCTGAAACCTAAAGAGCCGGAAAAGCCAGAATTTGAACAGATGTCATTGTTCAGTCTGGGAATGTTAATATAATTTAGCCGCCAATAGCTTAGTGCTAAAGCATCTGGCTCTTTACCAGAAGGACTCGTGGTTCAACTCCCGATTGGCGGACCAACAACAACGGCTATCAGAATAGTTTTCTGGTAGCCTTAATTTTTTGCATAATGCTGATAAACTGCACAAAAACAGAGCATCTTTTTTGACGAAAAGATACCCAGTTGATTTTAACGAACCAAAGCAATAATTCCATAAGCCGGACAACAAAATGAAACCAGAAGCAAATTAGAGGTTCTAAGAAGGGCTGGGAATTAGGCAATATAAGTGATCGTGTTGCAGATATTTGAGAGGACTGCAACCTTGAAGGACTCCTGCGGGAGCCTTTTTATTGCATGGGAGGATAGCATGAACACTGTTGTATTGTATGACGAAAAGACAAAAGAAGTAAAAGCCATTGGATATGACGACCAGTGGGTTCTCCCTTGCGGAACGAGTGTTAGAGGCTATTATGGGAATGACGAGCCAGTGTTGGTAGATGTTGGTGGCAAGATGTTCCTGAAAGAAAATGCCTTTATCACGAAAATAGATTTAGGGAGGGAAGAGTAGATGGCGAAGTTTCAAAACCCCGGTGCTTTTTTCCTCGGCACCTTAGTACCAGCGGAGCAGAAGTTCCTAAAGCCATTGATTGAGAACGCCAGAAAGCAAGGCTACACGAAGTTCGTTGAGCCGTGTTCTGGTGCATTTGCCATGTCACACTTGGCAGTACAGTCAGGATTTAAGCCTACAGAGATTGAGGCATCAGATGTTAGTATGTTTACCTCGATCATGGGTTACGCAATCATGGAGAAAAGTCTTGAGGAATTAGAACTGAAAGCAGAGGGCTTCACATCAGATGAATTGCTGGACCCAGCAGTAGCCCTGTACGCATGGAAAGTGCTGAGTACAACCAGAAATGCCGGAAAAGATTATTTCTACAATATGCTGCTGGATTTACAGTACAGGAAAGAGGAACACATTAAAACCCTGAGAGAACAGCTTGACAGGGCGAAAGGATTGCTAAAAGGATTCAGCTACAGACCTTTGGATATGTGGAAACACATGGATGAAGTGCTGGATGATCCGCATTGTTTAGTAATCGCCAATCCTCCAACGTACACGGCAGGATTTGAGAAGTGGTATGACACAGGAGGTAAGATGTCATGGAAAGAGCCTGAATACGGAATATTTGACCCGAAGACCGGACTCAAGCAGTTTATGGATTTGTGTAAAGATGCAAAGTGTCTTGTAATGTGCTATGAGGAAAACGAACCTCATATGACGGCTGGTACTCCTGTATTTGCCAGATATGGAGTACGAAACGGGATCAATGTATACCTGACGACCAACAGACCTGATGAAGCTACAGCACTTGCAGAGGGAAAGAAGATTACCAGACCAAGTGAGAGTAAGCTGGAAAAGCTGGAATGTTCTATGTTGCCTCGTGACTATGAAATCACAGATAAGTCCAAAGTGGAGCTATGTCAGGTAGAGAGAGCAGAGGCGCAATATTACAGGCAGTTATGGACGCATAATTTTGTAGGCAGTTCTGCACCGATTAACATAGCAGTGCTGATTGACGGAAAGATAGCTGGTGTGTTTGGAGTAGATAAGTCAGCGTTGACTATGGGAGCATTTGGTACGCAAGTATCAGACGCTCTTTTTTTGATGTATGGAATGACGGTTCCTCATGTGAAGTATAGGCTGGGGAGATTACTTACCATGCTTGCGCAGAACAGGGAGTTTGTCTATAAGATATGCAATGACCTTGAAAAAGAAAAAGTCAACAGCTTAAAGACGGTCCAAATGACGAAGTACCCAGAAGCAAAAGAAATGCGGGGCATTATGAAGCTGACAAAGAAAGTTCCTGATAAGAAGATGGGGTTCCGGCTGACATACGAATCTGAATTGAAGGACCGGACACAGAAGGAAACGCTTTCGGAATGGTTAAGGAGGGAAGACAAGTGGAGGAAAGAAAGGGCAAAAGCGAAGTCCAATATGAACAGTTAGTAGACCTCGGAAGTGGTCTGATTATTGCCAAAGTAAAGATTACAGATGTCAGGGAGCAGGACATCAATGCGAGAATTATGAAACCGGAAATGATGAAGCAGTTGACCGACAATATCAAAAAGAGAGGACAGCTTGAAAGTCTTCCATATTGTGCGCTGACAGATAAGATTGAGATTATCTCAGGACATCACAGATTCAGGGCAGCAAGGGAGGCTGGAATGAAAGAGGTTATTGTTATCCTCGACATCTCCGGTCTGAACCGTTCCCAGATTGCGGCAAAACAGATAGCGCACAATGCAATATCTGGATTTGATGATAATGACGTTCTGAAAGAAATTGCGAAGATGATTTCAGATGTGGACGATATGCTGGAAAGTTATATTGGGAAGGACATTCTGGAAGAGCCTATGGCAGAAATTGAGAAGTTGCTTTCACCGACAGTATCGTTTGACTGGAAGAACGTTGTGTTTGCTTTCCTGCCACATCAGATCAATGATTTGGAGAAGCTGGTTAAGGCGATTGAAACACAGAAGCCGGAGTTCATAGGCGCTGCAAACGTTGAGCAGTATAAAGAGTTTATGGAAACCCTCAGTAAATTTCAGGGATTCTCTAATATCAAAAATGTAGGTGCCGCAATTCATGCAATGATTAAGCAGACGAAAAGTATGCTGGAGGATGTCGGCTACAGCGAGGACAGAGAGTGGGTGCAGTTGACAGAGGTATTCGGAGGCTCTGCCATACCGAAGGAATCAGCAGATGTGATTAAGGAGGCTGTTAAGAAGATGATGAACGAAGGAACCATTGGAGCAAAGAATAAGTGGCAGTTCATTGAGTATCTTGCAGCCGATTATCTCGCAGGAAAGTAGGTGGCACGTCATGGGTAAAGGAGCAACGCCCAAGTACAATGAGAAGTATCATCCTGATTGGGCTTGGAGTTTATATTCAAGAGGAGCGATAGATGCGGAAGTTGCCGAAGCGTTTGGAGTATCAGTAAGGACGATACACCGCTGGAAGAAAGATTATCCTGAGTTCGCAGAAGCCGCTACTCAGTCGAAAGACATTGCCGATGCACAGGTTGAAAAAAGCCTGTTCAAGCTGGCAACAGGTTTTCGTTATACGACCACAGATACGAAGATCACGATGGATAGCAACGGGAACCAGAAACCAGCAGAGATTAGAAAAACTGAGCATGAAGTACCTCCTGATACTGGCGCTGTTTGTTTTTGGTTAAAGAACAGACGACCTGACGAGTGGAGAGATAAGCAGATTATGGAGTTTTACGAAGTGGAAGATTTGGAGGATACCGATTCTGAAATCTACACTGAAAATGAATCAGGTCAAAGTACGGAAACGTAAGACCATTCCGTATCGGTTCGGACCGAGACACAAAGCCTATATCAGAAAATGCCAGTATTCTACTTTCAACATCTTAGAAGGTGCCGTCCGTTCTGGAAAGACGGTGGATAATGTTTATGCTTTTGCACATGAATTGAAGACGACACCGGATAAGATACATTTGGCTACTGGTTCTACAATGGCAAACGCCAAGCTGAACATCGGCGATGCAAACGGTTTCGGACTGGAATATATATTCAGGGGGCAAAGCCATTGGGGGCAGTACAAAGGCAACGACTGCCTGTATATCAATGGACCAGCAACCAATTATCAGCAGAAAATCGTAATTTTTGCAGGAGGGGCATACTCTGACAGTTATAAGAAAATCCGTGGTAATTCCTACGGAATGTGGATAGCGACAGAGATAAACCTCCACCATGATACAACAATAAAAGAGGCGTTCAACAGACAGTTGGCTGCCAAGAACAGAAAGATATTTTGGGATATGAACCCTGACCACCCCAAAGCCCCGATATATGTTGACTATATTGACAAGTACGCAAGGCTCAATGATGAAAAAAAGCTACTCGGTGGATTCAATTATGAACACTTCACGATATATGAAAATGTCAATATTCCACCGGAGAGGATCGCCGAAATAGTAAGCCAGTACGATGAAGGGAGCATATGGTTCATTCGTGACATTCTCGGACAGAGAAGCATAGCAGAAGGTCTTTGCTATGTTAAGTTCTCAACGAAGTATGCTGCTTATCACAATGCTCTGGCAAGGGCAAGAACGAAGGAGGACTACGAGGCGGCAAAGAAGGTAAATCCTTACCTTGTCGAAAAGAAGACTGTATTGAAGTGGCTGAAAGAAGGTAGGCTGGGAAATATCAATGTTGGTGTTGACTTCGGAGGTAATGGCTCCGGTCATACGTTTGTAGCAACGACCAATCTCGACGGTTATCATACGTTGATAGCATTGAGGTCTGAGAGGCATATCGGGGATGAAATAGACCCTGTAGAACTCTCACGCCTCTTTATTTTGTTTATCCAGAGGATTTTGAATGATTATGGATATGTTACCTACGTCTACTGTGATAACGCAGAACAGGTGTTAATGAGAGGCTTATCGGCGGCTCTGGCAGAGAACCTCATGGGAGATATTAAGTTGGGAAATGCACTCAAAGCCAGAATCAACGACAGGATTAACCTCAAGACGAAGCTGGATGCACAGAATAGATTCCTGTATATAGAGGAAGAGTGTGAAAGTTTAGCAGAGGCGCTGTCAATGGCGGTTTGGGATAGCAAAAAAATTGAACTTGAAAGATTGGATGATGGTTCGTCAGACATTGACTCGCTGGATGCGTTTGAGTACACCTACGAGAGAGATATGAAAGCCTATATAGAAAGGGTAGGAGGTGTTTAGTGTGTGAATATCAAAGAATTTGTGAGAAAGGTTGTGGATAAATTGCTTAACAGAAAGCACTTGGAAGGAAAGATAGCGTCGAACATAGCTGTATCTGGGAAAATGTCAGATGCTATCGAATTATGGAATAACCTTTACATCAATGAGCCGCCGTGGATGGGAGGAGAGAAGGATGTTATTCCTATGAACATTCCCGCAACAATAGCGGAGGAAATAGCCAGACTGGTAACGATTGAGATGAAGAGCGAAATATCCGGCAATTCTGCATTTGCCACATTCTTGAACACTCAATACCAGAAAGCAATTAAGGATTTGCCTCAGAAAGTAGAAGTATATGCGGCAAAGGGCGGTATCGCAATGAAGCCATATTTCAGTGATGGAAATATTTTGGTTGACTTCACTCAGGCAGAGAATTTTTTGCCGACATCGTATAACAGCAACCATGAGATTACCGGAGCGGTGTTTGTTGACTCAAAGCGGATAGGAAAATATCTCTACACCAGACTTGAACATCACGAACTGAAAGGAACGACCTATACGGTTATCAATAAGGCTTTTCAGTCGGAGCAGTTGTTTGACTATGGCGACGAGGAAATGTTAAGCGCCAGATACCCTTTACAAAATCAGGTTCCGCTCAGTACGGTTCCTGAGTGGGCATCATTATCTGAGGAGCCAGTGGTTATCAATGATGTGCAAAGACCGCTGTTTGTATATGTTAAGGTTCCGAGGGCAAACAATGTTGACCCCGCATCTCCGCTTGGGGCATCCGTCTATTCGAGAGCGGTAGACTTCATAAAGATAGCTGATGAACAGTTATCGGAAATACTGCATGAATACGGAATACTTGAAGCGGCGGTGTTTGCAAGTAATAATTTGTTCAAACTGGATAAGAAGGGCAATCCTATTCTACCGAAAGGCGATGAACGTAAGTTCAGAACGTTAGATACAAATGGAATGACAGAAAGTTTACTGAAAGAGTTTGCCCCTCAGTTCAGAGACGACAGCCTGTTTAATGGGCTTAATCAGTATTTGCAGAAGATAGAGCTGTTATGCGGTCTTGCTTATGGAACGCTGTCTATTCCGCAGGATATTGAAAAGACGGCGACAGAAATCAAAGCATCAAAGCAGAGGTCTTATTCATCAATCTGCAATATGCAGTCAGCATGGGATGAAGGACTTGAACATTTGAGCTATTCGATGGCTGTCATTGCAATACTGTATGGTCTTGCACCATATGGAGATTATTCAATCTGTAATGAGTGGGGAGATGGCGTGATTGAGGACATAGAAGTTGAGTATCAAAGGCGGTGGGGGCAGGTTGTAGCTGGCAAGCTGAAACTGGAAAAGTTCTATTCGTGGTATTACGGTATCACGGAAAAAGAGGCTTTAGAACTGATACCGGAACAACCGAAAGAACTTCCACCAGAAGAATAGCGGGGTGATTGTATGCTGACACCGGAATACCTTGCCGGATGCACATATGATATTGTTGCCTTGTACGATGCTTTGAATACATCCGTTGTTCAGGATATATCAAAACGGCTTGTGCGGTACGGAAAGATTACGGAAACTTCCGGCTGGCAGATAAAACAGATTCAGGAGTGCGGACATTTGCAGGAAGACCTCATTCGTGACATAGCCACAGCATCAGGGTATTCCGAAAAGTACGTCCGGCATCTGTTCAACGATGCTGCCGTTCAGAACATCCGGTATGAGAATGACATTGCAAAGCTGGCAGGATTGAACCCGATAGGGATAAACCAATCACCGCAGATGTCTCAGTTATTAGCGGCTACGATAGAGAAGACGAATGGAAACCTGAGCAACCTCACATTGACCTCTGCCGTTAAGACACAGCAAGCATATCTCGAAGCAGTAAACCTCGCATATATGCAAGTTGCTACAGGAGCCATGCCATACAATCAGGCAATCAAGAACGCCATACAGTCAGTTGCGGTTAACGGATTGGAAGTGTTATATGACAGTGGAGCGGTTGGCAGGATAGACTCAGCAATCCGAATGAATGTCCTGACAGCGGTTAATCAGACAGCAGGAAAGCTGACAATGATGTATGCGGACGAGATGGAATGTGATCTTGTAGAAACAACGGCGCATATAGGGGCAAGACCTTCACATCAGGAGTGGCAAGGACGGATATTCAGCCGGAGTGGGAAGTCAAGAGAGTATGCGGAATTTGTGAGCAGTACAGGATATGGAAGTGTAGATGGTTTATGCGGAGCAAATTGCAGACACAACTTCCATCTGTTCTTTGCTGGATATTCAAAGCCAGCATATTCACAAGAATATCTGGAAAATCTTGCGAACCAGACCTATGAATGGAACGGAAAGATGTTGACGGATTACGAATGTTCTGCCAGACAGAGACAGTACGAAAGAACCATCAGGGAGGATAAGAGGGTACTCAGTGCGTATAACGCCGCAATCAAGAACGCACCAGATGAAGAAACCATAAATACCCTGAAAGAAGATTTTCAAGCTCGTTCAGTACGGCTCAAGCAGCATGAAAAGGCAATGAAGGAATTTTGTCAGGCTACGAACCGGAATGTAGATACGTCTCGAACTCAGGTACACGCAGTAAGAGATGGTTATGGAAATATAGTCTCATTCGACAGAAGCACCAGTATGAAAGCGGTGTGGGCGAATAAGAGAGCAGCAAATGGATAGGAGGCGGTTGAAATTGCATCGAAACAAATCAGGTTAGATAAGCGGTTGCCTGATGGTCTTGAAACAGACCGATTCATATTCACGTTTGACGGCAAGAGGTATGAAAGAAAGTACGGATGCCACTACGAGGATAAGGAGGCTCTGTTGATATTCAGGCAGGAAATCATAAAGAGTTTTTCAGAAAAGAAAACCTATAATTCTACCTCTGGAACGCAGTAAAAACGCAACCAGAGGCTTTTTTTAACTGAATAATCGGTAATCAGCATCCGAAAGGGTGCTTTTTATATGCCATAAGGTACTATATCAAAAAAATTTCTCTTGCAGGGCGGAGATGTAAATGCCCTGACCGCAGTTGACTGAGTGAACAGTCGTTTAATTCAAATCAGCGGAGGAAAGGAAGAGGCATGGAATTTTTGAAAGCATTATTTGGAGCAACAGCAGATGGCACACCGGAGGCGCTTACCTACGAACAGTTGGCTGAGAAGATTAAAGCACAGGGGGATAAGTTGCAAATTATCAACCTGAAAGACGGAGGCTATGTTGCGAAAGAGAAGCTGGATGCCAAGATCATAGAACTCAAAGGAGTTCAGCAGCAGTTGACCGATGCCAACGCTACAATCCAGTCCTACAAGGATATGGATGTGGACGGTATCAAAAAATCCGTCACGGATTGGGAACAGAAGTATGAGAAGGACACGGCAGCATTGAAGAAGCAGATGGAGGAACAGGAATACGCACACCAGAAAGATATGTTTTTCAGCGGTGTGAAGTTCTCTTCTGACGCGGCGAAGATAGGTATGATGTCGCTGTTTGATAAGCAGGAGTTCCAGTTGAAGGACGGTAAGTTTGTAGGCGCAGAAAAATGGTTGGAGGATCAGAAGACATCGGATGCAGCTTCATTTGTTGCAGAAGAAAAGCCGGCTGGCGAAGGAGATCAGAACAACAATAACCAGACAGGACAGCAGACACTCCCCCAATTTGCAGCCGCAACAAGTAGCGGTTCTGGTCAGACCCAGAGCCAGCAGCAGACTGTCGGCAAATTCAACTTTGGATTCGCTGGCGTAAGAAAGCATGAATAAGGAGGATCAAGATGAAGACGATTAACTACGCAAAGGAATATTATGCTGAATTGGAACAGGCGTTCCCCTACGTTCTGTACTTCGGTGCCCTGTATGCGACACCGAACAATGGAAGGTATAAGTGGGTAAATGCCAAGACGATTGAAGTGCCCAGCATTTCTGTAACAGGTCGTGTGGATTCCAGCAGAGACACTATCGCAACAGCGGCGAGAAACTACGATAACGCATGGACCCCGCTCACTCTGGAAAATGAGAGAAAATGGTCTACGCTCGTACATCCCCGTGATGTAGACGAGACGAATCAGGTTGCCACGATCAGCAACATTACCAGAGTGTTCAACGAGGACCAGAAGTTCCCTGAAATGGATGCTTACACAATATCCAAGATTTATGCGGACTGGACGGCTCAGGGTAATACAGCCATTTCCGAGACGCTTACGACTGAGAATGTCTTAACCACATTCGACAAGATGATGCAGAATATGTCTGAGGGCAGAGTTCCGAAAATGGGGCTGATTCTGTATGTTACACCTACGGTCAACACCATTCTCAAGAACGCACAGGGCATCTACCGGACAGTGAATGTCGGTGCAAATTCTGAGGTTATTAAGAGGGCAATCTCCAATCTGGATGATGTTCAGATTGTGGAAGTTCCTTCTGAACTGATGAAGACGCTCTACAATTTCACTCTGGGCTGGGTAGTTTCTGACGATGCAGTTCAGATCAATATGGTATTGATTAACCCGATTGCGGTTATCACTCCCGTTTCCTACGAGTTTGCCAAACTGGATGAACCCTCTGCACTGTCCGAAGGTAAGTATGTTTACTATGAGGAGAGCCATGAGGATGTCTTCGTTCTCAAGAACAAGAATAAGGCTATCCAGTTCTGTACGGAACCCGCAAATGCGGCATGAGATTAACAGAGTAGCATGACAATAACCCCTGTCTCTGTTTGAGGCGGGGGTTATTTTGCAGATTGGAGGAAAGATATGATTTTAGCAAAGAAAGCAAACCGTGAACTTGAGATCGCCCCCGAAAAGGTAAAAGAGTACAAGGAACTCGGCTACACCATTATTCAGGACGGGAAAGTTATTCATAAGCCGGAAACTGGCAGCAAAGAGTTGACGGCGAAGCTGGAAAAGACACAGGAGGCTGTGGCAGAGAAGGATAAGGCAATCGCAGACCTGAACGCTAAGATTGCGGAGGCAGAAGCCTATGCAGAAAAGCGCGACAACGAGATCGAAGCGCTGAAACAGAAAGTAGCAGAATTAGAAGCTGCTGTGGCAGAGAAGGATAAGGCAATCGCAGACCTGAACGCTAAGATTGCGGAAAGCGAGAAGACAGCGAAGAAAGCTACCAGTTCCGGTAAAGCCGAAAAATAGGGCTTTAATCTACTCAGACAATAAAATCTATAAGGAGGTAAATTAAAATGCTCCAAGAGGCTATAACGAAGCCATATGCGGACTTCAAGTTCTACAAATCGGAATACAAAGGAACGCGCTTTACCTCCGAGGAAACGTTTGTGGAATGCGAGCGGGAGGCAGAAGCGTATCTGGATTTTCTGACCTTCAGGAGAATACCGAAACTGACGTATGCAGATGCTCTGCTCGTCAAAGACATTAAGTGTGCTGTATGCAGTATGGCTGAAACACATCAAAGTCATAAGCGTTCACTACAGATTGCGGCTACTGGAATACAGTCAGAGAACAGAGACGGTTATTCTGTATCGTATGTTCAGGCAAAAGACGCTGATTGTCAGTACAGTGCGGCTATGAAGAGCGAGGCTCAAAAGTACCTGTCTTATACAGGGCTGTTTTATTGTGGAGGTGGGTGGTATGATTTGCAATGCAAACATAACGATAGTCAACCGAAAGAGGGATAGCGAGAGAAATGAAATTCTCATGCTGACTGTGATTAAGAATGTGGCATGGCACTCATGTAACAGTGCCGCAGGAGGCAACTCAGCATCCAGCCATGATACAGTGAAAGTGAGGATTCCGATTGATGCTGACTTCGGAGGAAAGACTTATGTTCCGAGAGTTGTGTATGACGCTATGCCGATAGAGGAGGCAAAGGGGCATTGGACGCTGGCGGAGCGCGACATTATCGTTAGAGGGAAAGTAACCGAAGAGAAAGTCACACAGACGAAACTCGCCGAACAATTCCCTGAGTTGTTTCTGATTAACAATTATTCGGATAACACAGACCTCGGCACAGATGCAGTTAAGCATTGGAGGGTAGGTGGTTCCTGATGTCATTAGTCATTAAGCAGCCCGCAAACCGGAAGATACGGTCAGGAAAAACGACTGTGGAATTGGTGTGGAATCCGACTTTTGGAATGGTAAGGACATCGCAGTTTAAAAAGGCTCAGGTATTTGTAGACAGCGAGACCCTGAGATATTGCAGTCCATTGGTTCCGTTCAGGACAGGTGCGCTGGATAAGTCAGGAAAACTCGGTACGAACCTCGGAGATGGGGTTGTTAGATATATCGTTCCGTATGCGGCATGGCAGTATTACTGCACAGCACAGACCAGACCTTATGATGCGCAGAGGGGCGGTATGTTTTTTGAAAGAATGAAGACAGCCCACAAAGACGACATCAAAAGGGGAGTATCTGCCATTTTAAAAGGAGGATGATATGTCGATTATACAGAGCGTGACCGATTTTATGAAGACTTGCCCTGAATTGAAAGACGGCTATTTCAGAGTTGATTCGCTCGGAAACAGACCAACGGAGTATACGATTGAGTCTATGCCATGCGACCCGTGGATAGAGAGGTATATAGGCGGCGGAGGAATTAAGCAATTTCTGTTTGCTCTCGGTTCGAGAGAGTTCTACAGTGTTGATTCGATGCAGAATGTTGAAAACCTTGAATTCTATGAAAAGCTAACCGAATGGCTTGAAGAATGTAACAGGAAAGGAACGCTGCCGGATTTGGGAGAGGGCAAGACGGCGGAGGAAATAGAGATTGTTTCCACTGGATTCCTGTATAGTACGGATGGCAAGACAGCCAGATACCAAATACAGCTACGGCTGACCTATGAAAAGGAGGATTGAACAAAATGAAAGGAAAAGTTATAGGCGCTTTGAAGCGTAACAGCATCGCAGACTATCTGAAAGTCGGCGAGAAGTGGGAACTGATGAATAAAGGTTTCACAAAGTTGGATGAAAACCCCAACGCCCAGACAGATACGACAACATATATCGGAGATGTAACCAGCACTTCCAGCATCGAGAGCTACCAGACGGAGTTCGCTTATGATTCGCATATCATACCGAGCCAGAAAGCAGTTCTTGCACTGTATAATACCGGAAGAAATCATGACACTGGTTCAGATGCAGAGTTCGAGTATCTGAGGGTAGACCTTTTCCAGCCTGTCGCAGATCAGGCAGAAGGAGAAGAAAGTTACCTTGCAAGGAAATTTGTGGTTTCCAATGAGGTTTCCAGTTTCGCAGGAGAGGGCGGCAAGAAGATTACCGTTTCCGGTACTCTGAAAGCTGTCGGCGATTTTGTGGCTGGCAAGTTCGATCTCAAGACTCTTGAATTTACAGAGGGAGATTTTCTTGCGGCAGTATCGGAGTAATAAATATTGACTGACATAACACCTGTAATTAAACAGATGGGAGCAGTAGCCGGAGATAGAGTAAGCGTATCATCTACCTCCGGCTTTCTTTGTATTGATGCGCATTAAGGAGGAAGTAACATGGTTACGATTAGAGGAATTGATTTTGATGTATCATTTACGGATGCAGACGTTGTTGAGAGGTATGAAGCGGCGGCTATTAAAATGAGAAATGCAGTTGCGGATAAGCAGAGGTTCAGAGGTATGAAGACAGCAGACGCATTGAGAGAACAGTGCAGGATTATGGAAGAATTCATTGATACCACCCTTGATTGTGATTCCGCAAACGTATTGTTTGGCGGTAAGAGCGACATCGCAGAACACTTGAAGGTTTGCGACGAAATGAACACAAGAGCCGCAGAAGCAAAGAAAGTGCTTGCAGACATCAGCAACAAGTACGTCCAGAAACAGCAGGCTGTCAGACCGAATGATTTCAACGGTCACAGCCATAAAGGTAATGGTAACTATGGGAAAGGCGGTAAGAACTGATGGGGATGCTCTCTGAGAAACTCCCTGATACCGTTATTGTTGGAGGAGTGGAAGTTGGCATTGATACCGACTTCCGCACTTCCATTTTGTTCGAGGAATTGCTGAATGACCCTGAACTCACCAATTTGCAGAAAGTGATGCAAGCAGTTGAAATGTACTACGGCGCACAGGCAATACGCTGGGAAGACCGAAACGAAGCCATAGAAAAGATTCTGTGGTTCTATAACGGAGAATCAAAGAGGCAGCAAAGCAAGGCTGGCGGAGAGGAAGATGAAGAAGTCGAAGCGGCTGATGCTCTCTATTCGTTTGAATATGATGCAGACAAGATACTTGCCGCATTTCAGCATGATTACGGTATTGATCTGCAAAGCATAGGTTATCTGCATTGGTGGAAGTTTAAGGCTCTGTTCAAAGGTTTGTCTGAGGAAAACGAGATTGTAAAGATAATCGGCTACAGGGGAATGGTTATTGATCCGAAGTTGCCGAGCAGTCAGCAGGATTTTTACCGGAAGATGAAGCGGATTCATGCACTTCCGGCCAAGAGAGAAGAGCAGGAACTTCAAGACGAACTGGAACAGATTTTGCTTAACGGAGGAAGTCTGAAAGAATTCATAGAAAGGAATGGGAGCGATGAATGAAAAAATGAGGAAGAATGTAACGTGTCCATTCTGTGGCTACCGTATGCCTATCAGATATGACGCTGATGCAGAGTGCAAAGGCTTGTTTGTAAAGTGTAAAGGCAGACAATGCAGAAGGACGTTTGAGATTAAAATAGAACGATTCAAGTAGTGCCGTAGTGCCGATGGATGAAAACCGAAAAGAGGTGGAAGACATTGGCAAGTGACGGCACTCTTAATTTTGATACCAGCATAGATGCGAGTGGTATAAATGCTGGTTTGTCGAAAATCGGAAGTATTGCCTCCGCAAGTTTGAAAGCAACAGGGGCTATCCTTACGGGAGCCACAACCGCAATCGGCGGATTAGGCGCAGCGGCTATTAAGGTAGGCTCTGATTTTGAAGCACAAATGGATAAAGTAGCGGCGATCAGCGGTGCAACGGAAGAAGAGTTCCGGCAGTTATGCGACATCGCTAAAGAGATGGGCGCTACTACGAAGTTTACAGCTACGGAGGCTGGGCAAGGTCTTGAATACATGGCTATGGCTGGCTGGAATGCGGAAGATAGCATAGCAGCATTACCAGCAGTATTAAATCTTGCGGCAGCGGCGGGAGAAGATTTAGGAACCACATCTGATATTGTCACGGATGCAATGACGGCTTTTAAGATGGAGGCTGACGATGCAGCTCGTTTTGCAGATGTGCTTGCGGCGACGGCGACCAGTGCGAATACAAACGTTAGCATGATGGGTGATACGTTCAAGTATGTAGCACCAGTTGCCGGAACGCTCGGTTACAGCATCGAAGACACCTCAGTTGCGATTGGACTGATGGCAAATTCTGGAATTAAGGCATCTATAGCAGGAACTTCGCTTAGAAGCATACTCACAAGGCTCTCAACAGATGCGGGAGCAACTTCAAACAGTTTAGGCGCTCTTGGCACATTGACAGAAGTGCTGGGCGTTCAGTTTTACAATGCAGACGGAAGTGCAAGAGAACTCAATGACGTACTAAACGAAAGCCGTGAGGCTTGGAGAGGTCTGACCGAAGAGGAACAGTTAAATTATGCAAAAACAATAGCCGGACAGGAAGGTATTTCAGGCTGGATGGCTTTGATGAACGCATCTCAGGAAGATGTGGATGGGCTTACTGACAGTATAGAGAATTGCAATGGTGCGGCAGAAAAGATGGCTGCAACGATGCAAGATAATCTGTCCGGTCAGGTAACAATTTTAAAATCTTCTCTTGAAGGACTCGGTATATCTGTATATGAGTCCATGCAGGAACCGTTGAAAGAAACCGCAATCATGGCGCAGGAATGGGTAGGGCAGTTGCACGATGCGTTTAAGGATGGCGGTTTTAGTGGTTTGGTGTCTGAGGCTGGCGATGTAATAGCGCAGATAGCACAGAAGATTGCAGAAGCCGGACCTACGCTGATAAATGCAGTGGTTGGATTTATTGGTTCGTTTAAGGAGAGTTTGTTTGAGAATAGAGAGGAAATATCCTCTGCTGGCGCGGAACTAATTACATCTCTGATTGAGGGTATAGCATCAGCACATGAAGACATCATGGTTACGATAATCGGAATTGGCTCAGACATTCTCCAGAAGATTGCGGAATCTGCACCAGATATAGTTTCGGCTGTCACAACATCAGTCACAAATATTACCGAAGCTATAGCTGATTACGCACCGGATTTACTGCAAGCGGGAGCAGATATTATATTTGCCCTGATAAGTGGGATTGCAGATGCTCTTCCCACACTGGCGGCTCATGCGACAATTATTCTGACAGATATATGCAATGCATTGGTTCAGAATCTTCCTGTACTGGTAGATGTTGCATTACAGTTAGTGCAAGCACTGATACAAGGACTGATTGAGGCTCTGCCTCTTCTGTTAGAGGGTGCAACCACTCTGTTTATGGGTATAGTAGATGCCCTGCCAGTCGTAATAGAACAGCTACTTGCGGCATTGCCAGACATTATAACTACGATTGTTGAGTTCTTGACTGGATCGCTACCTCAGATTGCAGATGCGGCTCTTACCATGCTGTTCGGTTTAATTGATGCGATACCGGATATAATCGAGGCTCTGGTCGAAAATCTACCTGACATTATCATTGCCATAGTCGAGGCACTGATTAACGCAGTCCCACAGATTGTCGAAGCGGCAGTTACCTTATTTTTTGGCTTAATCGAAGCGATACCACAGATCATAACGGCTCTGGTTGAAGCGATACCTTCGATTATAGCGGCAATAGTCGATACTATCGTTGGGCTTGGTTATATGCTGGTGGATGTTGGCTCAAATATCATTGACTGGCTCGTAGAGGGCGTTTCTTCTGTATGGAGCAACATTACAGAATGGTTTGCCGAGGCGATACCAAATCTGATTAACAGCATCGTGACGTTCTTTGAGGAATTGCCGTACAAAGTAGGTCACGCAATCGGAAATATCATAGGAACGCTGGTAGATTGGAATAACAGCGTAAATGAATGGATTACTACAGAAGTACCGAAGATCATTGACAATATCATAGAGTGGTTCAAAGAATTGCCGGATCGGATTGCTGAATGGTTTAACCAGACAGTAGATAATCTGGTTCAGTGGGGTATGAACTTCAAAGAGAGTGCCGGACAGAAAGTAGAAGAAATCTGTTCTGGTATCGCAGAAGGGTTTACTGAATTACCGGATAAGTTGGTGGAAATCGGTGGAAACCTGATTAGCGGGCTGATAGATGGAATTACGGGAAAGGCTCAAGACCTTTGGAATAGCGTAACAGAATTTTGCGGAGGGATTGTAGACGGCTTTAAAGATGCACTCGGCATTCACAGCCCCTCTACAGTAATGGAAGAACAGGCTGGCTACTTGGTTGATGGCATAGTGAACGGAATCGCTGATATGCCTGCAAGAGCATTAGAGGCTATGAGCGGAGTTGTGACAGAAGTTATGTCATGGGGTTCCGAACTGGCGACTGCCGGACTGAGTGCTGCTACAGAATTTGCGAACTCTGTTATATCCGCAGTACAGGAATTGCCAACGAATGTATGGACGTGGCTGGTCGATGTCATAACGAGAGTGACGACATGGGCTGCAAATCTAAGGGCATCGGCAATTTCGGCGGCGACTGGCTTTATAAACGGAGTTATTGAACAGATTTCCCAGCTACCAACAAAGATTTGGACGTGGCTGGTCGATGTCGTCAACAAGATAACCGTATGGAGAACGAACCTGATTGAAAAGGGTCGGGCTGCAGCAGAAGGTTTATGCACAGCGGTTGTTGATGGAGTCGCTGGATTGCCAGACAAAATGCTTGAGATAGGAAGCAATATCGTAAATGGAATTTGGAACGGTATATCTTCCGGCTGGACTTGGCTCACTGATAAGGTTAAGGGTTTGGCTGATAGTTTGCTCGAATCAGCAAAGAGTGCACTTGGTATCAATTCTCCGTCTAGAGTGTTTATGATGGAAGTTGGACGCTGGATTCCGCCTGGCATCTCAAGCGGTATTTCAATGGCTATGCCGTCTGCAATATCTGATTTAGAGAACGAGATGGGAACGCTGGTTGCGAAAGCACAGGCATCTCTTGTATTCGATACAATCAAAACAGCGGCACCGATAGTCGATTCAGCAAACGCAAGAACAGAAAAAGCAGAAACAATTATCAATAACTATGATTACAGCACTGATATAGACAATGAATTTAACGTGCCTGTTGTTAGTGCGGCAGAAATTAGTAAAGCAGACCGCCAGACGGCGAGAAAAATATACGGAGGTGTGAAGTAGATGTCAGTGGCGAACCAAATGACCGTTACGCTTGAGTGTAACGGTTCATCTCTGGTCGCTGGAAAGGGTAAGGAGTTTAGCATAAACGAGATTACCGGAATCGAATCATCTGATATTGAGATCAGTATGTCCGACAATGCACTGGTGGATGGCTCCACAGTGGACGGAAAAAGAATAAAGTCCAGACCTATCCATATTGTTATGACGCTGAGGGATGATAAGAACAATCCAGTGAACAGGCAAAGGATTATTAAGTTTTTCAATCCAAAGTATACCGGAAAACTGATAATTAACAATATGGGTACGGAAAGGAATATCCAGTATGAACTTGAGGGTTGGACGTTTAAGAAACAGACCAATTTGAATACCAGACTACAGGTGCTTGTAGACCTGATCTGTCCGAATCCGTATTTCAAGAATATGGATAACTTCGGAAAGAACATGGCGAATATCACAGCCCTCTTTGCTTTTCCGTGGCGCGTTACTGTAAGAAAAGCGTATGAAACGCCTGACCCGTACAAAGGCTTTACTCTCGGAGGATGGACGACAGGCTATAGAACATTGAAGAAAGCGGTTGAATTGGCGAATGACGGGGATGTGCCGACAGGAGTGCAGATACAGTTTATTGCCACCAGAGGTCCGGCTACCAATCCTAAAATTGAATTGGTAAGCTCTGGAAAATTTATCAGGGTAATTGTTGACATGGAACAAGGGGATGTGCTGCTGATTGATACAGACCAAAGAAACCAGATTATCGAACTGAACGGAGTAAATTGCTACCAGAAAATAGATAGGCGGTCTGAAAATTTTCAGCTTGAAGTCGGCGACAACTATCTGGAATATGATGCTGACGAGAATTACACAAACCTTGATGTCAACCTTTACTATACACCTGTTTATTTGGGGGTATAGCTTATGAACATTATAATTTTAGACGAAGATATGCAGACGATTGGTTCCGTTCCGCTATTCAAGACGTTGATATGGACGAGGCGTTATTACGAGTACGGAATGTACGAACTCCATACGTCTGCATTATTTTTTCCCATCCTGAACAGAGGGGCTTTTTTATATCGTAATGACAGAGATGAACTTGGCTTGATAGAAGATGTTGAGTATTCGCAAGACAATAAAGGCGCTACAACCTGTTTTGCAAAAGGCTATTTTTCCGAAAAACTCCTGAAAGACAGGATTGCCCCCAGAAGTGTAACGATTGTCGGAACACCGGAGGTTATCGGAAGACAGCTTGTGAAGACATACGCAATAGACCCGACAGATGATAGAAAGATAAAAAATCTGGTTCTGGGAGAGAGTACCGGAATCGGAAAATCAATCAAAATGCAGGACACAGGCTTTGAGGTTAGCGAAAAGTTGTATGCGGTAGAAGCCACGCAGGAACAGAGCCATAGGCTGAAATACGATTATCTGAATAATGTCCTGATATTTGAGGTATGGGAAGGGCTGGATCGAAGAGAGTCGCAAAATGTGAATAGCTGGGCGGTGTTCGCTAATTCGTTTGCCAACATCAAAGATGTTGTGTATGAAAGGGATATTTCGGCTTACAAGAATTATGCGTATGTTGCGGGAGAAGGAGAAGGAACTGCCAGAGTAATTGTAGAGGTCGATATTAGGGCAGATAAGAATGAAAAGCGCAGAGAAATATATGTGGATGCAAGAGATTTACAGCGTACAAGTGTCAACGGAAACACTATGTCCGATGCCGCATACAGAGAGACGTTGTATCAGCGTGGGCTTGAGAAGCTGGCTGAGTACGCAAAGATAGAAGTTGTGAACAGTTCCGTAGATCCATTGGCAAATCTGAAATATATGGTGGATTTTGACCTCGGCGACTTATGCACCTACATCAATACAGATGTTGGAATTGAGTTAGACCAGAGGATTACGGAAATTCAGGAAGTATACGAGGGAGGCAAGACGACCATTACGGTAGTATTCGGAAATGATGAAGCTACCTCCATCACGAAAATCATTAAAAGGGAGGCGACATAATAATGGCTATGAGATACGGCTACTTTGACTCTGAAATCATAGGGTATGACAGTGAAGGTATGCCAATACTTGACAGAGCGGAAACAAGCGAACTGCTCTGTCTTATTTTTGCCATGCTGTTAACCAATGGAGTTCTTGCGAAACCGAGTGACTGTTTTCAGGTAATGGCAAATGAAGGGATGTACCTAAAGATTAAGGCTGGATTTGGCTTAATTAAAGGGCATTTTGCTTACGACAATGAAGAAGCCACAGTTTTGATTTCCAACGCTCCTAAAGCCTATAAACGTATTGACACAGTGGTTCTGAGGCTCAATAACCTAGAAAGGACCTGTGAGATTATCGTCAAAGAAGGGATTCCGGCTACGAATCCGGTTGCACCGGAATTATTACAGCCGACATCAGGCGACTACTATGAGCTGTGTCTGGCAGAGGTTGCGGTAAATGCAAACCAGACGGTAATAGTTCAGTCCAACATCACAGATACAAGGGCTGATTCCAGCAAGTGCGGATTCATAACACAGTTCATAGACAGCATTGATACATCGGTATTCTTTGAACAGTTGAACGCATTTTACAACGAGTATGTGGCTAAGTTCAATGGAAATTATGCTGACTTTATGTTGAAGATGGACAGCGCATACCAGAATTTCTACACCAAGTTGAATGATCTGTATAACACATCCGTTGAAAAGTACGAGGTAGACTATGCTGATTTTGCAAACAAGATGAAGACAGCATATGACCAATATCTGAATGATTTAGAGGCTTACTTTACAGCCCTCCAGAACAAAGGTTATGGAGATATGACAGAAATCGTTCAGAGAATGGCAGAGTTTGAGACAGAGCAGGAGGCGGCATGGAATCTTTGGGTTGACTCGGTTAAGGGCAAGATGGAAGGAGATGTTGGCGCTAAGTGCGTCCTTATGCTCGAAAACCATGAGGCAAGGATTTCTGCCTTAGAAGAAATGTTAGTCAGTGGAGAAATTCGCGCTCCACTTGCTACAGAAGATGGGGATGTTCTCACTACAGAGAGTGATGATGTCATAGAAGCATTTTGGTATTACGCCACAAAGTAAAGGAGGATATGAATAATGGCAAATAAACGTATTAGCACATTGCCGGAAACGACAGAGGTTCCATCTGGCGCTATGTTTCCGGTAGTAATGCCGGACGGCACTGGCACGAAGAAGGTTTCGGCTGTAACCATGAAAAAAGAGATCGGCGGCTCCGATCCGGAAGACATGATTGCAACGAATGAAAAGGTCGGAACGGTTAAACCGGACGGAAAGACCATTACGATCAACGAGGATGGCACAATTAAAGCAGAGGGAACAGCAGGAGGCAATTCAGGAATCAAGCTGGCAAATCCTGCAAATGTCAGCATAACGAATTTCGATCAGGCAGCTAAGATTACATGGACCGATCCCGAAGATGTTGTGTATGAAGGGGCTAAACTCGCCACATGGCAAGGAACAGTGGTTGTAAGAAAAGAGGGCGCTACTCCGACAGACTGGACAGACGGAGATTTAGTGGAGAGAATCGAAGAGAGAGATAAGTACAAAGATACTCCGCTGATTGATGGCGGCTTGACGAATGGGGTTGAATATTGCTATGGTATTTTCCCTTATTCAGACCAGCTTGTTTACAATTATGATTTTACGCAGTCGTTTGTTCCTACGGAAATAGTGCCGGATGTACCTACTATAAAGAGTGCGGTAGGCTCAGACGGAGAAGTAACGCTGGATATTGAAAGCACGACAGAAGATGCACTTGTGAAACTGGTATACAAAACAGGTTCAGTACCGACAAGCGGAACGGATGGCGTGATCGTGGATGGACTGAGCGGCGGGAAAGTAACTATAAGCGGATTAACAAATCTGACGGAATATTTCTTTGTTGCATACGCCTACACGAATCTCAGAACATCCGCATCTTCGGCGGCTGTATCAGCCACACCAAAAGCGTATACGCTGCTCGGCTTCAGGATAAAGAAATCAGAATCTAATCCGCAGACAAGGGTTGAATATACCGAGGGTGCGGTTGATTTAACTCCCGCAAAAGTCGATTTGTCAACCGGAAAGTTTGACTATGGTTCGTTTAGAGAGTTCTGGTTTGTTAAAGACAATAAGCCTGTCATGTTGAACAACGATGGTACAGAGGCGTATGAACTTGACCCGAATGACTATACCAAGAAAACAGACGGTACGGCATCTGATGTTGCAAACAGTTCTTTCGGTGGCAATGCTATGAGTAAAATCCCGAAAGTTTACCTGAAAATGTGGGAGGCAGACGGATATGAGTATTGCAATATTTGTGATGTGAAGCTGGATGATGATTACCACGCTTACGCTCACACCAGAGCAGACGGTTCCGAAATGGATTATATCTATCTCTCTATGTTTGAGGGCTCATTGGTAAGTAACAAGGTGCGCTCTATCAAAGGTCTCAATCCTATGGCAAGCCAGACCGGAACAAATGAATTGACATACGCAAAGGCAAACGGTTCGGGATGGAGTACGAGGTCATGGTCTCAGAGGAATCTTATCAATATGCTTCTGATCTTGATAGCAAAGTCTACCGATACGCAGACAGCCTATGGTTACGGATATTATACCGGAGGTTCAAGTTCTGCACCGAATTACCTGACGACTGGTGGCGCATCCGACAAAGGGCAGTTCTATGGCACAAATAAGACCAGAGATTATGTCAAGGTTTTCCATATCGAAAACTGGTGGGGTGATGTCTGGGAAAGAATTGAGGGCTGTACGACCAATGGCAGTGTTCATATCATGCTGAAAGATACGCCGCCTTACAACACGGCGGGTACAGGGTATGTTGATACCGGAATTGTACCGAATGGAACGTCTGGCGGATATGTCAGTGCGTGTGAAATGAATGAGCATGGGTTGATTCCCAAGACAGCATCCGGTAGCGAGACAACGTATTATACGGATGGGTTGTGGTTTGCGAAAGATTGCTATGCGCTTGTCGGCGGCAACTCCAGCAGTGGGTTCCATGATGGTGCGTTTTCCTTGAACGTGAGCAGCGCCGTGTCGTATGCGTACTGGTCCGTCGGGGCTGCTCTTTCTTGTGAACAGCCTTTAGCAGCGTAGCTGCATAGGGGGTTCGGGGGATTTCCCCCGTTATGATTGGAGGATATGAATATGGCGGTAACTGAATTTATGATAGTCGCGGCTATCATATTATTAGCGGTGGCAGAATTTGTTCTGTTCATTCTGCCGCCACTAATAATTACGATTGCAGTTATAACAAAAAGAATATAAAAATTTTAGGGGGCTTGATGTTCGCCTTGGTCCTGCGCGTGGTTCTCCAGCGATTGTCGGCGGCAACTCCAACAATGGGTTCCATGATGGTGCGTTTTACTTGAACGTGAACAACGCCGTGTCGTATGCGAACTGGAACATCGGGGCTGCAATTTCTTAAAGTAATGGAAGATTTACCAAGAACATCATTCTCCTACACCGCAGGCGGTTGAAATACCGCTAACCAGTGGAAATTAAGCCGATAAAAGGCACGGTTCAGTAAGCGAAAGCCCAGAAACCATGAGGCAATAAGAAAGAGAGATGCAGAAATGAAGAGTTATCGCATCAATCAAGAGAAAATGTTATCGCATGACAATATAGAACAGGCATTTAAGAAACCGTCGAGAGGAAAGCGAGACAGGGAAGATGTAAAGCGGGCGTTGGATAATATCGAAAATGAAATTGCCAAAGTCTATGAAATGCTTGAGAATAATACGTTTTCTCCAAGAAAACACACGCCTGTCAAAATCAATGAGAGGAACTACCTAAAAGAACGCACGATCATTAAACCTGACTACTGCTATGAACAGGTGGTGCATCACATAGTCGTAAACGCCATAAGAGAAGCTATAGAAAGTGGTATGTATGTCTATGTTCTCGGTTCTGTGCCGGGGCGTGGCGCACATTCAGGAAAGAAAGTCATAGAGCGATGGATAAGAAATGACCCTGAAAATACGAAGTATGTCCTGAAAATGGATATTAGGCATTTCTTTGAATCTGTAGACCATGAAATCTTGAAAGCGTGGCTGCGCAAGAAATTCAGGGATAGTTTCATTCTGGAACTTTTGTTTCTCATAATTGATGTTGTCGAGTCTGGATTACCGCTGGGTTATTATACAAGTCAGTGGTTTGCGAATTTTCTCTTACAGCCTTTAGACCATTTCATAAAAGAAAATCTCCATGTGAAGTATGATACACGATATATGGACGATATTGTTTGTTTTGGTCGCAATAAGAAAGAACTCCATAGAGTACAGAGTGCTATAGACGAATATCTGACCGTAGAGTTGCATCTTACCATGAAAGGAAATTGGCAAGTGTTTCGGTTAGAGTATGAGGTAGAGGAATATGCAATTACCTGTAATAGTCTGAAAGAACTTGAGGCTCTTGGAATCAGTTTAGAAAAATCCAGAATAAAACATAAGTGCAAGATGTACCACAAGAAGCGGAAGATATTTGTTAAGACGGCAACCGCAAAGTCAAAAGCAAAGATATTCTTCCCCTTGCTGGAACAGTATCAGGCAAAGGCTGAGACCGTTACTATGATATACGGAAGACCGCTTGATTATATGGGGTTCGAGTTTCATAGAAACCGTACCATAATGCGAGAATCAATTATGTTGCGGCTCACTCATACAGCAACACGAATATCAAAGCAAGAGAAGATAAATCCGAGGGATGCGTCTTCTCTTTTAGCATCTATGGGGTGGGTGAAGCATACGGACACCTACGGAATGTATGAGGAACGGATTAAGCCATTTGTGAAGATAAAGACCTTAAAGAAGGTTGTTAGTAAAAATCAAAGGAGGTTGAATAATGAAAATCGAGTGGAGGACAGTAACAGGGTCTCAGGCGGAAAAGCCGGAGGCAATCGACAAAACATCGAGCAGCCAGTATGTGTATCTCCGACGCAACATTGAACGCATTACCCAAACCGATGAAAAAGGCGGCAGCGTTCTGTTATGGAGGTATGAAGAAGCAGAGGTCACCCAGAAAGAGTATGAACAGTACGACACCATAGCAACAGAGCTTCTGCAATCTGAAATCAATAATTTAGACAGCAAGCAGACAAAGCAGAACTTAGTCATTCAGGCAAATATGGAATATCTGGCAATGATGTCCGGCATTGAATTGGAGGTATAAGCATGGAACACAGTAAGAATTTTGAAAAAGTCAAGAAGTTCTACGATTCTGGTCTATGGAGCGAGCAGAGAGTGAAAAATGCCGTAACCAATCCGGCAGCGAGTCCGTGGATCACGAAAGAAGAGTATGAGGAAATTACCGGAAAGTCGTATAAGGTATAAGCATGGGAGATTATGAGATGATTGATAAGCTATGTGGAGTTACCACAATGTTATCAGATATCGTGAAAGAACAGGCAGCTATCATAGCACAGGCTGATATACCAGATTCAGTGAAGGAGTCGCTGGAAGAGAAGAGAAGCGCGGCGGATTTGGAACTGGATGTAATCGAATATGGGCTGAGAAGAAGGTAAAAGGAGGAAAAACGAAACATGAGCCTACAGGAAATTCTAACGGGAGGGGGCGTATCGCTTTTTGTTTTAGCAACAATTATTCAAATCGCCCCCGTCAAAATCAATCCGTGGTCTGCCATAGCAAAGATGTTAGGAAGGGCTATCAATGCAGATGTTTTGAAAGAGTTGGGAGAGATGAAGAAGCACCAGCAAGAAACACGGGAGAAGTTGCAGGAGCATATTCTGACCGACGATAAAAGGGATGCCGATCTGCACCGAGCGAGAATTTTGCAGTTTAACACAGAGTTACTGCGGGATATTAAGCATACGCGGGAGGATTTTATCGAAGTCCTCGCTGAAATAGACGAGTATGAGGGCTATTGTAAGGAACACCCGAAATATGAAAACAATCGGGCTACCCATGCAATCGGAAATATCAAGCGCGTTTATGATGAACGGTTGGAAAAACATGACTTTTTGCAGTAACGGAACTGAGTAAAAGGGAAAGGATGTGGAGATTTATGACTTATAGCAGTTATATGATGCTTTTCAGGCGATTTCAGACGCTTTTGACTTTCAGTTATAATTTCTTCATTAAGCACAAAACAAAGCCTCCCTGAACCTATAAACGCTTCTCAGAGGCTTTTAAATTAACTTACCAAGAGGTAAACGATATGTATGTAGTGATGTATGTAGCCGGATTCATTTCGGCTTTCCTTTTTTTGTTTCTGTATGCAGAAATACAGGAACGACGCAAGGCAAAGGGCAAAATCGGGCGTAAAAAAAGAGTTCGCCGGAAAAAAGTCAGAATTGACACTTACGTCAAAGCAGCAACTTCATTAGTGCTGGGGCATGGGCTTGTGATGGTTACGATGTCCTATGTGCTGGCGTGGTTTGAAAAAGATGCTGTAGTTGATGTATCGACGACGCTTATAACAGAAATAGTTGCTCCGCTATGCCTGTATATGGGTACGAACTGTATTATGAATATTTTTGAAAAAAATGAGCTGTCATTTAGTAAGCCGATCCAGATGCGTAAGTATCAGGGGGAGGCAGACGAAGCTCAAACAAACGTGGATGGCACTGATGAAGTTGCCGGATAGGAGGAAGACATGAGTGAGATTATTTTTGAGATTTTAAAAATTATTGTGATGCTGGCGGTTTTGATTTTTATGAGGTACTTCATTCCGTGGATCAAGGCGCGGATTGGTTCCGAAAACCTGAAAATGGTTGAGAAGTGGGTAAACACGGCGGTTCTGATGGTACAGCAGGTTCATTTCGCAAAGTCTGGCGCAGAAAGAAAAGCAATCGTTATCGATATGCTGAGAGGAATCCTTATACAGAAGAACATTTCCATATCTGAAGATCAGTTGGATGCGCTGATTGAAGCCGCAGTAAAGACTATGAAAATGGAAGAGGCGAAAGGCGAAACAACCGTAAACGTGATGGATTCTGATGTTATTGGATAAAGACCATGACGGTAATCAAAACCGGAATTTTGTTTTTGAGTATTGTTATCGCATTTGCAAAGGCATCCGTTGACACGGGTGCCTTTTTAGATGGAGGTGTGTTTAATGGCAACGAAAGCACAGGTAAAGAAGTGCATAGAGACGATTGCTCCGTTGGCGATGGCAGAATATAAAAAGGGCAAAAAGATTCTGCCGTCCGTTTGCATCGCACAGGGTTGTTGCGAGAGCGGCTACTTTACAAGCCAGAAGATGATAAATGCCAATGCGGTATTTGGAATCAAAGTCGGCAAAAGTAAGTTCCATTTCGGAAAAGCGTGGAAAGATAAAGCGTACAGCACGAAGACGAAGGAGTGCTACGATGGAAAGACGTACACCGCGATTACCGATATGTTCCGCGCCTATGATACGATTCAGGAGTCGGTTGAGGACTACTACGATCTGCTCTGTAACGCCAGCAGATATAAGAAAGCAGTCGGGGAAACGGACCCGAAGAAAGCGATTGCATCAATAAAGGCTGGCGGCTACGCCACAGACCCTGAGTATGTTTCAACGATTATGTCTATCATCAACAGCAATAACCTGACGCAGTATGATATTGTTGAGAATGTGGAAAAGGAAAAACCGATTGTTTCCACAGCCGTTATCGTTGGAAGTGCCAGAATTGACGAGAATGGGAAAATTTCTGGCGGAGCCGCTGGAGATCAGACCGGAAAAGAAGTATGTACTCATGCGTACTATATGCACTCTAAAGGGTGGTATCTCTATAGGGCGAAAGATGCGGCGGTTGCTGAAAGTCTGGCATCCGCTATGCTGGATGCGTGTAATAATAGCAATATCGGTTACGATCAGGGAGATAGGTCAACGGTTATCTCTCAGCTTGAGAAATACGGCACTCTGAAAAAGATTGCTACGAAGACCGAGGCAGATTGCAGTTCTCTTGTCAGAGCGTGTTGCATAGAGGCTGGATTTGATACCGGAAATTTTAATACAGCATCGGAGGGAGTTGCTCTGGATAAGACCGGAATGTTTGAGAGCAGAAAGAGTGTTACGTCCTCAACGGAACTGTTCAATGGAGATATTCTGGTAACAAAGACAAAAGGACATACCGTTATTGTCGTAAGTGGAAACCCGAGGAAATCATCTTCCGTAAGTCAGGCGCAGACAGGCACGGTTGCATCCGCATCCAGTAAGTTCAAAGTCGGCAGGAACTACACCTTGCAAGCAAATATGTATGTGCGTGAATCTGCCAATGGAAAGAAAAAGCGATTTACAAAGCTGACCGTTAATGCAAAGAGTAACGGATATGCCGATACAGAGGGATATGGAATTTTGAAAAAGGGAACAGTTGTCACCTGTAAAGACATTCAGGAAAAGGACGGAGGCGTATGGATCAAGATACCGTCCGGCTGGGTATGTGGCATCGGAACTGATGGGAAAGTATACGCAAAATAGTTGAGGAGGAAAGAAGCATGGAAAAAGAAGTAAGCAAAACAGAGGAAGTTGAATTGAAAGCCGGAATGTACGAAGCGACAAAGCCAATGCCGATTTATGACAAAGCCGAAAAAGGCAGAAAGCAAAAACGCATCGGTGAATTATCCGCATCGTTCAGGGCAAATAAAAGGAAATCGACTCCGATGGCTTTAGCAAGATATGAAGTGGGAGATAAGTTCAGCGTTACGAAAATTCAGACCGTTGGTACAGATACCTACGGGGAGACACCTTCCGGCTATGTCCATCTTGCCGCAAAGAGCGTCAGGAATTGCAAGCCATTATAAAAGACAGGTCCAGCGCAGCCCCTTGTGGGCTGTGTTCTGGACAATATTTTTATATTTAACCTAAGCCTATATCTAAGTCTTAATCTATATCTATATCTAAGTCTATATCTATATCTTAATCTGAGTTCACAAAATGTTTACGAAATGTTTCCAATAATGTTATCAAATTGTTTCCAAAATGGAAACAAAATACTGCACAAAAACAGGAGTTTTCAGAACGAATTTTTTGATGCATCAAGTCACAGTCAATTTTAATGCACCTTTGCAATATCTTCATAAGCCAGCATCTAAAACGCATCCAGAGGGAAACCAGAGGCTTTCAGAGGTTTTGCTTTATATCTGCCAGTTCTTTATAAAAATTATTCGTAAAAATCAAAAAACCGTTTGACACCAGATGTGGGAACGATAAGATGAAGCCAAGATAAATAAATCAACCGCCCCTACAGAATAAAGCAGGGAGAAAGGAAGATATGAAATGAAATATAAAGTGCAGTTTACACGATATTACGAAGAATTTGGTTTTGATGATGTTGACACAAAAGAATTTGATAATTTAAAAGATGCTTGGAATTTTTATAACAGCATAAAAGATGATCGCAATGTTCAACTCTGGGAAGGAAAAGACAGAATAGCGTAAACCACACCACCTACCCAGCGGGGTTGCGTTGGGAGAAAGGAGGGAATATATGAACGATTGGTTTTGCACGGTATTTCCAAATGACGAAAATGAATTGCCACAAGATTTTCCGACTTATGAAGAAGCAAAAGAATACGCAGACAAGGAATTTGGAGTTGGAAATTATGTAATAGAATCTCCGTGCTAATAAAATTATCCAGCCCATGCTACGGCAAGCAGGGAGAAAGCGAGTAGGATATGGAAAGCAGAAATTCTTATGGATGTCGAAGTGTTGGAAGTAGAGAAGAGGACGGCAACTAAACCGTCATTATTTTTAACAAAATCAAAAAAATGTTTGACAATTACCAATCGGTAAGATAAGATGAAGCCAAGATAAAAATTACCAATCGGTAAGATTATCTAAAATAAAACGAAAGGAGGAGCCATTTGGATAAGAAAAAACGACGGAAACAAAAAGAACTGCTGGAACAGGAGCTTCTTAGAAAACAGATTTTAGAAAGTGCGACCAACACCATTTTAGCCATAGTCGGAATCGTTGTAGCGATACTGACGGCTATCAAATCAATTTTCTTTTGAGCAACCAGTCTAACAGTCCTCATTGGCAGGAGGGCTTACCCTCCTCGCCTTTGAGGTTATCACAAAGAAAGGAGAGAAGCAAGTGAAAGTTTTTAAAAGAATAGCAGCTTTGGCACTCATAGGAAATTTGATAGCACTGGTAAATGTCGGAACACCTGAAATGTCAGTGGTAGTGCTGCTTAATTCCGGTCTGTTGCTTTACCTCGAAAGGCGGACAAAGAAATGAAGTTAATGACAGAAGAACTAAAAGAGAAGTTTAAGAAATTTCCACTGATGTCTCAGGACGGAAAGGGAATGGATGCAGAAGTTGTTGTGAAATATTTCAATCCGGTAGGAGCAGGAACATGGCTCATTACAGAGGGCAAAGAACACGAAGACGGAGATTGGGAGTTGTTTGGGTACTGCAAAATCTCAGATTGGGAATGGGGAACCGTATTTCTCAGCGAGCTTCAGGAATTGCAGTTGCCGTTTGGAATGGGGATTGAGAGAGACCTTTACATTGGAGAACACGCTACGGTCGGTAGTTTGAAAGATTAAGGAGGATAAGAAGAATGGGCCAGTATTACAGAGTAGTGAATGTAGACAAGAAGTTATATTTTACTCCGCATGAAGTAGGAAGAAACGGAGCAAAGCTGATGGAGTTGAGTTACAACAGAAATGGAATGGTTCTGGCTTTGATGAACTTGCTGGCGAATGAATGGAAGGGAGACAGGGTGTATGTAGTCGGCGATTATGCAGAAGCGGACAATCCCGAAGAACCTTGTTACGAAGCAGTAAAGGCGCTGGAAGAAGAAATGAAGCTGGCGGAGAAAGGCATCGAAACGATATACAACTACGCCGATTTGAATTTTACGAACATATCAGCCCTTGTGGATGTAGAAGATTATGGGCTTCGGTACATTTACAATCACAAGACGAAGCAGTTCATTGACATGGAGAAATGCCCGATTGAGTGGACGTGGTACAGCAAAGACGAGAAGAAAGTTTATATCTGCAAGATTGCTCCGATTTCCCTTCTGCTGGCTATGGGAAATGACAGAGGTGGTGGAGATTTCCATAACGGGCATATCGGATATGAGTATGTCGGCTCATGGTGCAGTTCAGTACAGGATGTTGAAGTGACAAAGGACAAGATCGAAGGGCTGGAATACGAGGAGTTTGCCCCGAATTTCACAGAAAATAAAGAGATCGTACCTTACACGGACGAAGAGAAAGTTATCAGAGAGGAGATGGAAAAACATGCCGAATTGGGTTAAGTGCAGATTGACAATGAGGGGCATTAGTAGCGCCCCTCTCTTCACAGAAGGCGAAGAAAAGAAACAGTTTTTTGATTTTAACAAGATTATTGAAATGCCGGAGAGCTTGAATATCGAAAGCGGTTCTATGACGGAACAGTGTATTGTTTATTATCTGACAAACAGATGCACATTACCGCTGAGATCGCTGACTGATGATAGAAAAAATCTCATAAAGGAACTTGTCGTTAATATGTTCGGCGGAGAAGGCTGGGCGAAGGAAGTATTCAACAGGGTTCTGGAAGATACGAAAGCCGCAGAAGAAGAGAAAAAGGAAAAATTGTATCAGAATGGAAAAACCTACGTTGAGAACTACCAGAAATACGGGGCAACGACGTGGTATGACTGGCGCGTTAAACATTGGGGTACGAAATGGAACGCTTGCGAAAGTGAGGTAAAAGGTGAGGATGTTGTTGAGTTTAAAACAGCATGGTCGGCACCCATTCCGATTGTAGAACAGCTTTCCAGAATGTACCCTGAGAAAGTCGTAAGCATTATGTGGGCTGATGAGGACGCTGGAAGTAATACCGGAGATATTGCATATCAGAATGGCTTTGCTGCATTGGACGAAATAACAGGAGATGCGATTTTGTTTAATACGCCGGACAATCAAAGCAATGAAGCCTATAACTTGTATGTCGCATTGTGGGGAAAAAGTAATTGCCTCAGCAAAGATATAGATGGAAACTGGCAACACAACGACTGTGAGACCTGTCATGGATGCGATTAAGTTTCCGAAGCCTGAGAAAACAGTGAAGAAACAGCCAAAGCCGATTGCAAGAAGGACACCGCTGAGAGCGAAGAAAAGGTATCAGTATAAACCGAAAAGAAAGCAGCCGACAGCGAGTGTTCTTCAACCAGATCGGACATATTGCTTCTTGTGCGGTAGCCGGAATAAAGGAGGAATGGACGCGCTGGAAGAGCATCACGTTTTTGAGGGTAACGGTAAGAGGGCAAAATCGGAAGAATACGGACTGAAAGTTTACCTGTGTGGTTTTAGTTGTCATAGGCTTGGCAAGGATTCAGCCCATAAGAACAGAGAAGTATCGTTGAGATTGAAGATGCTGGCGCAGAAAAAGTTTGAAGAGACACATAGCAGAGAAGAATTCCGGCAGGAGTTCGGAATAAGTTATTTGGAGGATTGACATGGATAAAAAAAGAGTAAGGTTTGTGGGGAAAAATTTACCGAGAGGGATAGAAAAAGGTGAACTGTATGATTTGATTATTACCGAGGAAGATGGTAAGAAAATAGCCAGAGTATGGAAAGCTGGACGTAATGAATCGTCGATAACAAAGCTGGAATATAAGCCGGAGGAATGGGATACCGTAGTCGAAGTGAAATTACTGCTTTCCATTACTGACGAAGATATTGACGACATCATGGCTGGGGCATTAGAAGGTGGCATCAATTATTGGTGCGATGAAGCAAAAGTTGATGGAAAGTATCTTGGAGAATATGCAAGCGAGCAGATTAGCAGAGGCGGGAAGTTGAAACTACATGATATGGAAGAGGGTAAAGAATATCTCCTGACAAGAGAAGCGTTTATAGATGGAATTGTGAAGTATCTGCAAAATCCACACCCGTATGACATCCTTGACGGAGGCGATAGGATTTTCGTAAAAATTGATGCCTGTCAGTGTGACGCTGTAGTGTGCGATATGATTATCCAGTATGCGGTTTTCGGGGAGGTAGTTTATGGGTAAGACGGTGAGATTAGTTCCTGTGTTCCGATGCAAGGCGTGTGGGGCATCGTACCATCCGTATCAGTTCGGAATATTGGCAGTTGATAATGAAAAATTGGAAGAACAGGGTGCAGTAAAGGAGGTTCTGCAAGCAGTAGAAATTCACGATTGCGACATAGGTAAAGTTGGGATTGCAGTCTGTGTCGGATTTGAAAAGACGGAAAGATTAAAAGAAGCAGCACAGGAAGGAGGTCAATACGCAGATGCAGGTGGATTACAATACGGAGCCTAAAGAATACGTCGAGGTCAAAGGAATCAGATGTGAGTTTATGGATATGCGGATAAAGCCGGAAACAGTGCCAAAAGGGAAATTTAAGTATGAAGTAGCTGGCGATGATGATAGTGGCGGTGATCCGGCAAGGGTTCAAGTCGGCGTTTTGGTAAATTTTTTCGGAACGCTGGTATCGGACGTTGAATTACCGATAGGAGCAGACGGAGTTCTTTGGTTAGGTGATGAAGACTGGAAGTGGGTTGATTAGATGGCACATAGAAAACCAAGCAGTAGATTAGTAGCATCCTGAAACGTATCTGGATGAACAGTGGACAGTGGAAGAGATTGCTGAATGTAAGTGCGGAAAGTGGTTCTGGTACTATGGAGTAAAGAGTTGCCCGCATTGCGGAGCGGAGTATTCGGAGGAAGACAGTGCGTAAGATTGAAGGAGTTTTTCGGCAGAAAACGGAAGGAGGCGTAACAATTTTTAGACCGAAGAGTAAGACAGAGGTATTCAGAGTTGATCTTGACGGACAGTATGAACAATGCGGACGATTTAGCTTTGATGCCTCCAGATATGGCGGAAGTCAGGAATTTATGAAAAGGATGCTGCAAAGAGGATATAAAAATTGCGAGGTCCGGCAGAAGAAAGAACCATAAGAGAAAAAGAAGTGGAGAGTGGCGCAATGCTACGCAAGCAGCGATTGCTGATGTTTGCAACCTACGGAATAAGAAAACGGAAGTAAAGATGATTTGATGGGAGGACAGACATGAAAGCAACGCATATTTTGAGAAAAGCAATGGCAGAGAAAAAAGTATCGCAGAGGCAACTTGCGAAGCAGTTCAATACAAGCCCTCAGTGCATCAGCGCAAAATTGAATTATGATAGACAGCAGATGAAAGCTGATGATTTCCTGAATTATATGAAAGTTGTGGGATATGATGCGAGATTTGTAGATTCAGAAGGAAAGTTTCTCAAATTGGAAGAAAAAGCAGAGGTATGAAATGGAGGATATTTGTATGAATAAAGAAAAAGCACTTGATGTTTTAAGAGAATTGACTACGCCAAAGGAAGTAACGTATGACGAAAATGGAAGCATGATACCGCGGATGGAATATTCCTTTGAAGAATATCAGGAGGCAGTAAAAGTGTTTTCTGATATAGTCAGTCAGAACAACGAGATGGAAGATTGGATAGAAGTTCTTAAAAAAGAGGCAGCTTTCTATAAAGAAGAAGCAGAACAAAAGGAGAAATTAAACATTGTGACAGTAAGGTGGTGGGATGGCTACATGGAAGTGTTTGAAGCTACGGAGGTAATATTCGGTTCCGATTTGCTTTGGATGCGTCTGAAAGATGGAAACAATCGCCACATACCAATGAGACAGGTTCGGTGGTTCGGAACCTCAATAGAGAGTCACCAAAATACAGGTATGCAAGTTGAGTTTGAGGCACATGAACAATTGCACGATGGAAGGAATATATAAAATTGAAGGTATATGAATATTTGATGGCAAATAGATACGAGACTATAAAGCCACGTTCAGTAAAAGAAAAGGTTGCTGAATATATAATAGCCAGAATGAGAGATTACCAGATGGATGATGAAGATTTTTTCAGTAAATTGAATCGGACAGATCACAGTGATGATTTTATCTGGATTGAGCAGTTTTACAATATGCAATTAGAAAATGAAGATGCTCTTTCTGATTTTGATGAATTTGCTATGAATTTTCTTGATATGGAATTGTCAGAAAATGCAATATCAAATATGGAAGAAGCGTGTAGAGTTTATTACGACACGATGCTTTCCAGCGATATAGAGATACTGATAGAAGATATTCAATGGAGTGAGGTAGTGGAGCGTATTACAACAGAATAATTTTATAAAAAAATCAAAAAACCGTTTGACTTCTCAGACCGGAAAGTTAAGATGAAGATACAAAATAACTTACCAAACGGTAAGAACAGAGGAAGGAGAAGCAGTTATGCAGACATTCAGAATGAAGGATGTAGAGGAAATCGAAAGAAGACTCGCTAACGGCGAAACGGTAGTAGTTGAGTGGCACACTCCCTATGAGAAAGGCAATAAAGTTGAGACAGTAAAATCGATAAGATGGGATGGATTGGTATTCACTACTGGTGATTGTATCTATACAGGAATTGACAAGTTGGTTGAAATTAGAGGGGAGGCGGTTTAGATGTTGAAAGTTAAAAATATGGCAGAAGCATGGGAACTGGCAAACCAGATTTTCCCGACAGATTACGAGAAGGACGAGGAAAGAAGCTTGAGAGCTGGTTATCCGATTTATGGTAGCACAGCAGAAGGGCGGCATTACGATTACATTTGCGACCTGAATGATAGATTAGAAATTAACCTTGCAGACGGAAATAGAACAGTAAATATCTGGATTGAAAATACGGATGCAGAGCAGAAAGCGAGAGATGAAGAAATTCAGAAGGGGGTAGAAGCAAGAAAAGAGGTAAAGGAACTCGGAAAGACAGCGTATCTTTTGTTTGAACCGGAACAGTATACAGAAATTGTGATGGTAGTTGATGGAAGTAAGTGGAACAGCAATGAAACAGAACGGAAAGTATATGACGGACTAAAGAGAGGCGAAAGCTGGTTGGTAGGCGATCTGATTGAAAGCTACTGTGAGAATCACAGCATCCGGTGGGGCATTATCAAAGATGTTAAATACGACCACTACAAGCACGGAAAAGACGGAGAAAACGGTGGGCATTTTGTTATCAGGGGATATGTTGGATTAAGAAAAGACTGAGAGGAGGCGGGATTGCATGATGCAAATTAGATTTTATGAGAATGTGAACCATTCGCTTGTTGAAGGGATTTGCACCGATGGAGTAGTGCCAGTAAAAGGCGATAGGGTAATGCTGGAAGATGCCGGAACAGTAATAGAATACGAAGTTGTAGCAAGAGTGTTTGACCTTTGCAAGAAAGATGTAGTGAAAATTGTGGTTAGAAGGATAACAATGAATGATATGGCATACGGAGGTATCGGGGAATGAGGTATAGGACAATAAGAGAAGCAACGGAGGAATGGATAAAAGAATGGGATTTTATTCAGGCAGGATTGATTCAGGATGCTATCAGAGAAAAAGAATATGTATGGAATGAACTGACACCTTTGACCGTTGGCGATCCGGTTAACTTTTGGAGCGGAACGAACTTGAAAGGCGAGACCTATGATAGTTATGGAGAAATTGAAAAAGTTGACGAGGAAAAGGTAATCGTAAGGGTTTCCGACACAGATGATAAAGTGGTCGTAGACAAGAATAGCATTGAGGTTGAGGGAAGAGATTGGTTTCCTGCATGGGGTACACTCTTTCAGCCGAGATACACCACAGACGAGTATTTTATTAGTGGGAATTTGCAGAAAGTGGCGGACTGCGGTTTCAGGATTTATGAGCATGATGATTACGGCATCTATCTCGGTATTGATGGAGGTGGATATGATTTTTATGAAGCACACTGGATTCCACTTTACAAAGCAAGAGGATTGCAGTGGCATGATAAAGAAGAAAAGACGGAGGACGAGTAAATGGCGGACAGGAGCAACCATAGACTGAATGAAGAGATAGAGCGCCAGATCAATATGTGGGATGGCACGATATTCGGGTTTGCAATAAAGAATATGTACGAGAACGGTTCAGATTACGAAAGTATATGCGAACAATTGAGCATAGACTACGAAGACTATGAGGAGGATTAGAATATGGTAAAGATGTATTTCACGTTCGGCAGTTCCTCAGATTTTCCGCATCAAAATACCTACATAGTAGTGAAAGGTATAGACAGACAGGATTGCATAGCGGCATTTAGGGAGAAATATCCAGACCTTCATGAAAATTACCTGAATTGCTCTTTCTTTTACAACGAAGATGCATGGAAGGAAAGGATTAGCCGATACTACAAAGCAGTTTCACCAGCAGAAATCTTAATAAGCAAAAGAGCAGAAGATCAGCAGAGATTATGTGTTTTGATGGAGAAAACGTTCCGGCTCTTTGAAGAAAGTTTCAGGCACGACGGAAGCAGAAAGGAATTTGAACAGGAATTGTTGCGGTTGATCGGAACGGATGAAGAAGAAATGAGAGCACTTGACGTGAATCTCGGATATTTTGAGGAGGATTGACATGGCATATCAGAGAAAGACAATAGATCGCTGGGATATTATGACGAATTGGGGCTATGGCTGGGAGTGTGAAAATAGTGAATATACCAGAGAGGATGCAAGGCGAAGCCTGAAAGAATATCGTGAGAGTTATGCGGGAATAGCATCAGTTAGGCTTGAGAAGCATCGGGAAAGGATAGAGCAATGAAAGATAGAAGGTTGGAAAATATGCCTCAAAAGCCCTGTATAGGCTGCATATATTTCAATGCTTGCGGCAGTACCTCAAGAACAGCCCCCTGTAATGGCAGAATAACGAAATCTGAAAAGAAAAGGAGTGAAAAGAAGTGAGAGACGCAGAGTTCATTGGTTTTGCGAAGGTCAATGGTAAAGACATGATTATATTCAAGCAGCATGATGTCACGAAAGTAACAGATGGATTCCATGACAGAGAGCTGGGAGAAGATGATCGTAGGAAACTCAGATTGAACGATACCAGCGTAAGACCGGATAAGTTGATAAAGAAACTTAGAGGAACCAGACCTTGGCATCCTGTTTTGAAAGCGATTGATAACGCTTCAAATCAGGGGCTTATTTAGTTAGCTATACAAATTACCATTTGGTAAGAATAAAAGTAATCCAGAGGCTATAACGAAGTCATGGAAAGGAGATTAGTTATGTTGATATTACCAATTAAGGGAAAGTGGTTAAGCATGATCCTTAGCGGGGAGAAGCTGGATGAATATAGAGAAATTAAGCCATATTGGATAAAACGTATTGTCCGTTGGCTTGGATATAACGACCAAAATACAGCAGATGTTATCGAATTGTTGCGGAAGAAGCGGACGATGAGAGCGAGAAAAGTTATTTTGCAAAATGGATATAGTCGAAATGCACCAAGAATAGAAGTCATGTGTACGTTATCCATTGGAACCGGAAGACCGGAGTGGGGAGCGGAGGAAGGCGTTGATTATTTCAGATTCCATGTTGAAGAAATAAAGGGGCAGGAAGATGCAGGAAGATTTTACGATAGAAGTCGCAAGAGAATACAGGAAGAAAGCAGAAAAGATTCCTGATAACGGTATGCAGGATATTGGAGAGCGGCGGAAATTAAGGATTGAGCTTCAGCAGAAATTCGGGCTGTCAGAACTTGTAGCATTGAATGTAGTGAACGGGAGGCATCTGCTGGATGCAGTAATGCTCTATAAAAGAGCGCAGTACATGAACGAAATGGAGGGTTGACGATGGGCGATATGAGAGATGTCTTTGAGACACTGAGAGAAGATTGCAAAAGGAGGCATACGGAAAGAGTAGAGAAAACACCTGACAGAATTGATTATGCCATCCAGCAGTTTGAAAGGAATGGCATCCGGTACGAATTGAAGAATCCGGCGATAGGTCATTTCCATTGCTGGAGGAAGTCGGACGACAAGCTGTATCAATTCTGGGCTGGAACGGGAAAGATTCTCGGATATAGGAACAGAGGAATCCATCTACTGATAAGAGAACTGATAAAGGACGTTACAAAGAAGGAGGAGAAGAATGGATAACAGTTATTACAGAGGCGAGATTTATTATGTGAAAAGCAGACAGCAGAATGAGGCTGAAAGTGTCCAGTGGGGGGGAGACCAGCAATCATTGTAAGCAATGACATTGGAAATGAGGCGGGTCCGGTGCTGGAAATGGTTTACCTGACGACTCAGGAGAAGAAGCCACTCCCAACCCATGTAAAGATTATGAGTGCAAAGATGCCGTCCACAGCATTATGCGAACAGATCGTCACAATCTATAAGGACAAGGTCGGCGATTACATAGGGCAGTGTTCCATATCTGAAATGAAAAAGATAGACGGTGCGCTGGCAGTAAGCATCGGCATTGGAATGGATATCAAAGGAAAGCCGCTGGTTGAAAAGTGGAGAGACGCGGTGGAATGGCAGCCTGAGAAGAAAGAAGAGGCAGTTGTTCCCACAAGCAACGTAGTCGTAAAGAATGTGTCGAAAGTTGAGGATCAGCTTGAGATAGCAAGAGTGACAGCAGAACGGGATGTCTATAAGAAACTGTATGAAGAATTGTTAGGAAAGGTGGGATAAAGTATGGCACTTATAAAGCAGGATAGGGGGAATTTCTGGATGCTTGAATGGCTGGATGAATTTATGATAGGGCATAAAGGATTTATTTGTGGAGGATGTTTCAAGAACATATTCCAGAAAGAAAGGGTAAAAGACCTTGACATCTTTTTTGAAAGTAGGGCAGATTTTGAGGATGCAGTTCAGTGGTTTGATAGCATGACCACAGGCTATGATGGAGATGATAAGCGAGAAGAGCGATATAGATTTTTCTATCAGAATGACAATGTGAAAGCCTATAAGCACATAGAGAAGAAGATTACCATAGAATTGTGTTGCAAGATATTCGGAAAACCAGAAGATATTTTAAGCCAGTTTGATTTTACGGTAGTAAAGTTTGCGTATTTCAAAGAGGATGTGCCGGACGAACCGATTGAGGATATAGACCCGTGGGATTTTGAGGCAGAAGTCTTTGGAATGGAAAAAGAGCAGAAGCCAACGCCTACAGAGACGCATATTGAGTATAAGATTTTGATGGATGATAAGTTTTTTGAGCATCTGCATCTTCATAGACTTGTCACTGACGATCAGATTCCATATCCAATGAGTACGTTTGAAAGAATGATAAGGTATGCGAGATACGGATATTTCCCTTGTAGAGAGACGAAGATGAAGATAGTAAAAGCACTCAAAGAATTACCGGACGAAGCGGTTGAAGCCTCAGAAAGCCTGTATGATGGAATGGATTAAAATTTTTAAAAAATCAAAAAACCGTTTGACACCAGATGTGGGAACGATAAGATGAAGCCAAGATAAAAAATTACCAGTTGGTAAGAACAGAGGAAAATGAAATGTTGGAAATGAAGTTAATGCAGGAAAAGACAAGCGAAGATGGAACGACTAAGATGGCTGAATATCAGATCGGGGAAAGCTACATAGTACGGGTTATTGATAGTAAGAATCTTGGAAGAAGATATGAAGTATATCCGAACAGGAATGAAGGATATATACCGGAAATTTATATCAACCGCGGAGTATGGGGAAAAGATGAACCGAAGTTTAAGATTCAGACCACTTCTTACGGTTCGCTGGAAAGTGAAGAAATCCAAAAAGTTATAGCTGGATATAACGTAGCAATGGAAACAGTTGAGCTGATAAAGAAGCAGCTTTCATAAGAGGGAGGTTTTTCGGATGGCAGTAGAAAGGACATTCTATCAGGATAGATGGAATCGCAATAAAGTTTGGGAAGTTGTTAAGATGAGTGGCGGCTATTATCTCAGACAGTACATAAACGGAGAAAAGTCCGGAAGAGGAATCAAGACCAGCAAGAAGTTTATAAGAAATGTCGGAATATTTGATTTTCAGAAAGTGGATGGGGCTGTAGTCAGGAAATGAGAAAGAGAGCAACGACACTGAAACGTCGGTTTATCAATGAAGTGTATGGCGGTTACTACAGAGCATATCTGAGGGCAAGAAAAGATGATTACCTGAAAGTACAATTCGAGTGGTCTTGTTACACAGATTCCCTCTGTAAAGCGGGGGAAATTTCACAGAAAGTATGGCAAAACGCAGTTTTTTAAAGGAGGAAGAGACATGGCAAAGCAGGATTACAAAGAGAAAATCAGAAAGTTGTTAGCATTGGCAGAAAGCCCGAATGAGAATGAGGCAAAAGCAGCATTGCTGAAAGCAAAGCAGTTGATGGCAGAGCATAAGATTTCTGAGCTTGACATCAAGGATGTGGAAAAGCAGGAAGTTAAGAATATCTTAACAGACATTACTTGCAGCAAGCGACGGAATCCGTGGGTTGTAGAGTTGTCCGCTATTATTGGAGAGAATTATTGCTGCAAATCATACCGCAATCACAGATGGGGAGAACAGACACAGAAGATAGGATTTATCGGTCTGGAAGATGATATAGAAATCTGCATCGCAATCTTTAAGTATGCGGTTGAGTGCATCCTTGCAGGAGATAAAAGGCTCAAGAAAGAGCTGAACGATTACGGGTATACGGGAGATTGCGTAAAGACCATGCGAGACAGCTACGGTTTTGGATTCGTTAGAGGAATCAGAAGCGTGTTCTATAAGCAGAAGCAGGAGCATCAGGAATGGGGGCTGGTTATGGTAATGCCGAAGGAAGTCGAAGAGGCATCATCACATCTTGTCAAGAAGTCGTTTGAATCGAAAGCCGCTGATAACATATCCGCATCCGCCTACAATTTAGGGCGGCATGATGGAAGAAATTTCAGCCCTGAGAAAAGATTACAGGAGGTGTGATATGGGCTACAAGTGGGATGAAATGATAAAGATGTCGTGGGAAGAAGTTAAAGAAGCCCACGCAAAGCATTACCTTGACAGTATCGGATGTTTCTTTCTCTATAGTGATGGAACAGAGGCTCAGTTCTATGAATATGAGTGGAGTGAAATAGAGAAGCACCATGAGAACGACGGAGAATTTGGAGTTGAAGCGCGAATATGTGAAGTGTGCGGCAAGAAAGTGAAAAAGTTTGATATGACATTTACGAAAGATTGTCATGGAATACCATATCGTCTCTGCTGTCACGATTGCTACATGAAGTTGATGGCGAAGGGTTATGACGGAGAGTATTACACGGAGACGGACGAGCAGATAGAAGATGATTATTGAGAGACAGGAGGCTTGAGATGGAAAAAGATTGGGCGGGAAACAAGAAAAGCACTTTTGTTACACTTGCGGCATCAAATCATTCTGATAAAGAAAGAGAGAAAAATGATTATTATGCGACGGAACCAATAGCAATTGACGCGTTGATTTGTGGTGGTGCTGAATTGAATCATAAAATATGGGAGTGTTCAGCAGGCCAAGGACATTTATCAAAACGACTTATAGAGCTTGGTTATGAGGTTCGTAGCACTGATCTTGTTGATAGAGGATATGGAACTGGTGGCATAGACTTTTTGAAAACAAGTGAGATATGGGATGGAGATATTCTTACAAATCCTCCGTACAAATATGCCGAACAGTTTATCAAACACGCAATGGAAATCATGCCAGACGGAAGAAAAGCATTCATGTTCCTAAAGCTGCAATTTTTGGAGGGAAAGAGGAGAGCGGGACTGTTTGAAAAATATCCGCCGAGGGTTGTGTATGTTTCAAGAAGCAGAATAATGTGTGCGATAAACGGTACGTTTAATGAATTGCGTAAGAGTGGAGGCAGCGCAGTTGCTTATGCATGGTATGAGTTCCAAAAAGGGTATAGGGGGGAAAGCATTATTAAATGGATAAATTAGGCAGGTTATTTTGAAATGGACTGCACAGACGGAATGAAGTATACAGAGACGGAAGCGGATTATTAAGAGGAGAGAGGGATGAAAAAGACAGTGATGCACATTGACGAGTTTGAAGGTAAGTGTGGATATTCGTACACACATGAACCGTTTTGCAACGGAGGCCATAATTGCAAGCATCCAGAAGCTGTGAAGGAAGACGTGTATGGAGAAAAAGTAGGATTTTGCTACGCTTTTTCTTGTCCACTTGCTCCAGCAGCAGATGAGGAAGATTTTAGGGATGCTGGCGGAAATCTGGAAGAATATGAAGAAGATATGTATGTAGTGCTTTTTAAGGAGGACGAAGATGGAAAATACGAAGATAGACTGGTGTGACAGTACATGGAATCCGGTTACCGGATGCTTGCATGGATGCGAGTATTGCTATGCACGGAAAATGATACAGAGGTTTGCACCGAGAAGAGATGCAATGTTGATTGCAGAGCTGGACAGTATAACGACATACAGTAACGATAAGTGTAATAGAATGATGTTTCTGAGAGAACCTGTTCGGTTTCAGAATCTTGAGAGCGAAAAGAAGCGTATGTGTCCGTACCCATTCGGATTCATACCGACGTTCCATGCGTACAGATTGGGAGAGTACGCAAAGAAGACGAAGAGCCGGAATATATTCGTATGCAGTATGGCTGATTTGTTTGGAGAATGGGTTCCTGAACCGTGGATCAAGATGGTATTTGAAGACTGCAAATCAGCACCGCAACACAATTATCTGTTTCTTACAAAGAATCCGAAGCGGTATATAGAACTGGAAAAGGACAGAAAATTGCCGTGGGCTGATAACTTCTGGTTTGGAAGTAGCGTCACGAAGATGTCAGATACCTATACATGGTTCACAGAAAAGAGGTTCCATTGGTTCTTGAGTATAGAGCCAATGCTGGAAGACCTCGGAAATATGGATGCAGATGCAGCAAAGCCGGAATGGGTTATAGTAGGGGCTGAGACTGGAAATCGAAAGAACAAGGTGGTTCCTGAAAGAAGCTGGATAGAAAACCTGCTGGGAGAGTGCCGGAAGTACGGCATCCCTATTTTTATGAAGTCCAGCTTGGAAGACATATGGAAGGAGCCGTTGATTCAGGAATTTCCAGTACAGCTTCAGAAAGGGGGAAATGTGGCATGAAGTATGCAGTTAAATTCTCAAAGGCTGTATTTAAACTGATTAAAGCAATGTGGAGGTAGAGCATGGGTTTACAGTGGAGCGAAAGCAGAAATGATTTTATGAATTTTTTATCTGAAAGTCTTGAAAGCGATGAAGACAATTACAGGTACAATAGCATACTTGAGGCTGCGGATGAATACGCGGAAGCAGAAACCCGAATGATGAAGTGCCAGATTCAACAGAAATTACAGAAATCATTTAAAAAGTACGGCAGGGCATACGGAAACGAATACGGAGGATTCGCAGCCGAGGTAGCTGCAATATTTGGGGAGAAAGGAGTTTCAAATGAATAAAGTAGGAGCAGAATTAACTTTTAGCGGAGGGAAAATCATGAATGAAGAAATGAAAAAAGGTGCAGTAATAGCATTGCAAGGAGTCAAGGAAGAAATGGTTAATATTGTAACAGAACTCAACAGAAAAGGATTTGAGAAGCCTAAAGGATTTTCGGCTCTTGGCGGGTATGTTGAAGATAGAATGAATGAATTAGTTTCAGATTCAAGCCCAATATCTGGACGAGAAGCTGTATCAAGGTTATTTCATTAGTCTGACCTAATTTTTAGTGAGGAAAAGACAATGAAAAAATCATTTGGAACGATGATGAGCGGAAAAGATGCTCTCGAATTGTTGGATAAGATTTGCTCCGAAATCGATATAAAGAAACATGAAAAGGGATTCGGAGAATTACTTATTCGAATGAAAAATCGTCTTGCATATCATGTAGATCAGGCAAGCCCGGTGAAATTAAAATATCACAAGGGCAAGTATGGGAGCAAGCACGATAGCTGGATATGTTCAAATTGCGGCTGCGGCATCTCACGTGGTGTTGTGCAAAACTATTGCTGGAATTGTGGTCATATGCTAGATTGGGATAGTCCAAAGTGTCTGACAAGATTAGATGATGCTGATAAACTAAACTGTCCTTTAGAGTAGAGTACGATGTAAGCAATTAGCAAAGTAGGAGGATTGGGCGATGAATAAAGTAATTTTGATGGGGAGATTGACAAGAGACCCAGAAGTAAGGTATTCGCAAGGAACTGAACCTATGGCGATTGCCAGATATACGCTGGCAGTGGACCGGAGAAAAAGATCAGGTGATGGAGAACAGAAAGCTGACTTCATCAGTTGCGTAGCCTTTGGTAAAAGTGGAGAGTTTACTGATATGTATTTACATCAGGGAACAAAGATTGTTGTTACCGGACGCATCCAAACCGGAAGTTACACAAATAAAGACGGAGTAAAGGTTTACACAACAGATGTTGTTGTTGAGGAGCAGGAGTTCGCTGAAAGCAAGAAGTCTCAGGAAAATAACGGCGGCTATCAGAGTTCAGAGCCGACGATAGGAGCGGACGGATTTATGAATATTCCTGACGGAATTGATGAAGAGTTGCCGTTTAATTAGGATTGGAGGAATAGCGGAATGATAGGTGCTTTATTCAGAGGAAAAAGGAAAGATAATGGGGCATGGGAAAAAGGGTTTCATGTCATGTATTCTACATCAATCGCATATCCGTATTCGTACACAAACGGCAAACACTATATTCAAACAGTTCCACATAATATTAAGTATGAAGTGGAACCTGAAACCGTTTGCCAGTGTATCAACGTTGCAGATAAGAACGGAAATATGATTTTTAGAGGAGATATTGTTAAGCGCTGGGTTTACGGAAAATACATCATAGGGGAAGTGGTCTGGTTTGATATAGGATTTTGTGGATTTTATTTAAAATGCGGAAACAGTTTCTATCCGATTGGAAAAGACGAAGAGATAGGATTGTCTGGTTGCGATGAAATTACAGGAAACATTTTTGACAATCCTGAATTACTAAGTTTGGAGGGAAAGGAGGGGAACTAAGTGAAGTACAGAGTCAGAATCATACTTGATGAAATAGAAGTTGAAGCTGAAAGCAAAGAAGAAGCAGAAGAGATTGCAGTGGACGTATATGAAGGGGATGCAGGGACTCGTCTTGATTATGGACTTGTAGTAGAAGGAATTGAAATTATGGAGGAAGAATGAAAAAGATTTCAGTATTCAAATGTCTTTTGTACTACGACGTGCCATACATTGCAGAATGTGAAGGAAAGTATCATATCATGCAATGTGGTATGAAGAAAGATGACATAAGAAAATGGTACGATACAAAGGAAGAAGCTGTGGAACGGTGGAACAATAGGCTATGTCGGTCTAAGTTTTGTGGTAGTGCAGTAGAGATTGACGAAGAGACAAAGATGGTGGGAGATGGAACATATTTCACAGATCAGGAATATAGACTTCTACTGAGAGCATTAAGTAGGGAAAGAGAGGTATGCGAGAAGGTAGATAGGGATTGCGGCGAGGAACATAAGTTGTTAAAGTTAATGAGTAGCATTGAAAAGAAAATCAAGAATATCAATTACCGTCATAGTTAGTTTTTCTTGTAAAAACAGAGGCTAAGAGGTAAAATGAAATAACCCTATGAGTTGTCTACCGTGTTCATAGGGGATGCATGCTTTTTTACAGATGACTTTACAAAAAAATCCATATAGATTAATATAAATGCAGAAGCAATTGGAACAACAGTTATGTGGAGGGAATTTACCATGGAAGAAAGAAGAAAAGCAAACAGAAGGGAATTGGTTTCAAAGCTGGTAGTAAAGAGATTGGATGGAGGCATAAAGGAGGAAGTTGAAATTGAAATTTTGGATGTGTCAAAATCCGGGATTGGGTTTCACTGCAAAGAACTGCTTGGGATCGGCGCAGTATATGAAGCATTTTTAAGAATTTGGACACAGGAAGTAATCCATGCTTTCCTTGAAATAGTACGTATTGAGAAGCATGCTGATGCATATAATTACGGTGCGGTATTTATTGGAATGCCGGAAGCCGATGCCACACGAATTGAAGTGTATGATACGGTAGAAAGAATGAAGCACGAATAATAATGACGGAATATTTTAGCGTGGATAAACTACGTAGCCCTTTGCACCAAGAATGTGCATGGCCTTTTCAATGCTGGATTCCTCATAGAATTCAACTCTCAGTACACCGTCTTCCTGCTCTCTGTTGTGAGAAATACCAATATTTTTAATGCTGATCTGATTAAAAGCAAGTATGGTTGCAATGGAGGCAAGAGCGCCGGGTTCGTCAGCAATTTCAATATTGACGGAATAGGATTTTTTAATAGGCCCGCTGGATGTGTCGATAAAGGAATCTCTGTAGGTTCTTGCCTTGTCAAAGAACTGATAAAGATTCGTTTTATCGGAAGCATCGATCTGGTTTCTGATTTTTTGCAGGGAGTCAATATAGCTGTCTAACAAGGTTAGAATATTGTCCCGGTTGGTAAGACAGATTTGCTGCCACATCACAGGAGAGGAAGAAGCAATGCGGGTGATATCCTTGAAACCGCCGGCAGCAATCATCTTCATGATGCCGCTGTCTGAGTCGCAGTTTTTGATCAGGTTGACCAGTGAGGCTGCCACGACATGGGGAAGATGGCTTACTGCTGCAGTAACGTAGTCGTGCTGAGTGCAGGTAAGTACAAGCGGAATGGCGCCAAGAGAGGAAACAAGCTCCTTAAAATCTGTGATAACACAAGAAGGAATGTCGTCACAGGGCGTTAAAATATAATAAGCATTTTCTAGAAGCAGAGCCTTGGAGTTTTGATATCCGGTGCGTTCACTTCCCGCCATGGGATGCCCGCCGATGAACTGTCCTTCAAGACCTGCTTTTTTAATATTTTCATGAATATCCGTTTTCACACTGCCTACATCAGTGAGAAGACAGTGAGGAGAAATTCTTGCCTTGATCT